ATTTACTAATTCTTCTTTTTATTTTTTCTCTTCCCGCATGTACAGCCGTTTCTACTTTAGGTGATTATCTTAAAGAAAACCCTGTAATAGCTTCTACCTCTTTTCGGTATGCTACCGCTAAGTACATTGAAAACGGTAGTACTTACGCTAAGAAACAAGAACGTAAAAACCAAGTAATTGATACTGCTTCTAAAGTTGAAGCATTCATCGATGCCAATCCTACTGTTACTGTTAAGTCTGTCATGGTTTACCTAGACTCAGTAATATCTTGGGATAAACTTCCACCTTCTGATCGAATACTTATAGCAGAAATACTCACTATAGTAGAAGCAGATTTAAGTGCATATGAGCAAGCCAATCCTCTTATTAACGTAAAAGAGTTACTTAATACTGTTATCAGTGCTGCCCTGCTTTACGGTAAATAACCATGCTATATCGAGATGGTTATAAATACCAATTAGCAGCTCACGAGTATTTCCAAACTTCTTTTACCCCTGCTACTAAAATCTCTGTTCCACGTATTACCCTGTATCCTGACGGGGTAATGCTGGTTCATGAAGGTTATGCATGGGATGGTGCAAGCGGTATTGTAGATAGAAAAACAAATCTACGAGCATCTTGTGGACATGACGCACTATATCAATTAATGCGTATGGAAGTTCTTCCATATTCGGAGTGGGCTAAGGCAGATGCTGATTTTTGTAGATGGTTAGCTGAAGCAGGAGCTTATGCTTTAACAATAAAAATAGACAGGTATGGCTTAAGCTTATTTAAAGGTAAATACGCTAGACCTGAAAATCGTAAAAAGATATTTATTGCGTAAGGACTTCCTATGCCTTTTCTTAATAAAGCTAAAATAAAAAATTACTCCAATCAAGAATACCGTTTAGTTGAAGATTTAGATTACTTTATAAATAAAAGCGTAATTATACGCATACCTCATGGTTTCATTTTTACGCTTCCTTTTTTCTTAGATGCGCAGAAATTACATAACAAGAAAGTAGAACCGTATATACTGCAAGCTTGGCTTAATGATACGTATGGTTTAATTAATTCTTTTAAACGATTAAGTAGAGAAGAATGTAATCAAGCTTTTCTTACTGCTGCAAAAGAAGAGGGAATAGGAAAAATAGAAAGAACAATAATGTACTACTATTTCAAAATAGAGAATTTAATAACTTGGCAGTAGGTAATACCTATGACAAAAATTTTAAATAATGTTTTTTCTTTCTCCCTTATTATTTTATTAAAACCTTTAACTTGTTGTGTACGATTACACTCTTCCGCATACTGGTGGATGAAACGTAAACATGTACATATTACCTCCTTAATCGCGTATAGCTAGGTGTGGCGTATAACTCTAGCAGATAAGGCTTATTGAAGTTCCTCCAATGCTTCCTGTCATTCCTCGCTTAGACAGAAGTGACTTATCTGACACTGGGAAAGACTAGACACTTCTTTTTTCTTTTTTCCTTTTCTACTACCAAACAAACCACCAATTTATTTATGGAGAACTAACCGTGTCTATCTCATTAGCTGAATCAAAAACTGCTTGTACTCGTATACTTCAAGCAGGACAAGTCCCTATGCTCAAGTCTTCACCGGGCATGGGTAAAACATCTATGTTAAAAGAAATCGCAAAAACATTTAATTTACTCTATATCGATTGTGCGCTAAGCAGCAAAGATCCAGTAGATTTAAATGGTTTTCCTATTACAGATCGAGAAAAAGCAAGTTACTTGCCTTTTGATATGTTCCCTATTGAAAGTGATCCGATACCTAAAGGATATAAAGGCTGGTTACTTAGTTTAGATGAACTATCTAGTGTGCCTCCTGCAGTACAAGTTGCAGCTTACCGTATTGCTTTAGATAAAATGGTAGGAGATAAGAAATTACATCCAGCATGTGCAGTAGCATGTGCAGGTAATCTGGAAACAGATAACGCTGTAGTGGAAGAAATGTCTACTGCTTTACAGTCTAGATTAGTACACATACCTATTCACTCTGACTCTACAGAGTGGCTTAAATGGGCAGTATCTGCGAACATTGATACACGTATTTTAGGTTATATCGCTTGGCAACCTCATAAATTAAACGATTTTAATCCAGATCATACAGATCATACCTTTGCATGTGAGCGTACATGGGAATTTGTATCTAAGATGATTGCTAAGAGACCTACTTTAGATAGTATCGATTTAGAAATAATCAAAGGTACTGTAGGAGCAGGAACAGGCTTAGAATTTTATTCTTATTTAAAAGCATATGCTGACCTTCCTACTATTGATCAAGTAATTGCTGCTCCAAATGCTACCGCTATTCCTGTTGAACCTTCCACATGTTTTGCAATGACAGGTTTACTTATGCCTACTCTGCGTAAAACCACAGATTTAAAAGAAATACAGGCAATAGTTACCTACACAAAACGTTTACCTATAGACTTTCAAGTATTGGCTTTTAAGACTGTAGTTAAAGACAATCCCACATTACTCAATAATCAAGATATTCGTGCATGGTCTTTTGATTTAAGTAATCACTTAATATAGGTGCAGTATGTTACGCGATATTGATAAAGTTAAATTCGATTTATTAAGTACTAACGGCAGTATGTTTATTGCAACGATATTGCTTAACTTACTAGTTAAAGAAGATGACTCAATTCCTACAGCTAACGTAGATGGAATAACTATTCGCATAAATCCTGCTTTTTGGGATTCACTGAATAGAGAAGAAAAGAAGTTTTTACTGGCTCATGAGGCATGGCATGTAGCCTTTGAACATGTGTGCATGGATACCACAGGTATAAATCTACCTACTATGTTTAAAGCAGCAGACTATACAATAAATAACATGTTAGATGCGGCAGGGTATAAAATGCCTAAGTGTGGCTTACTAAATAGAGACTGGGATCATCTAAGTACTCGTGAAATATACGACTTACTCTTAAAAAACCCTGACCCTCAACCAGTAATGGATACTTTTTCTCAAGGAGTAAATGAAGATGGAGTATCTACTAAAACTAAAGTAGAAACCTTACTGGTTCAAGCAAAAATTGCAGCAGAAAAAGCAAATCAAGCAGGTAGTATCCCTGGAAATATAGCGCGGAGTATAGATGCTTTAATTACACCTAAACTACCTTGGTATACCATCTTATCTAGATTTCTTAATACTGCCGCTAAAACTGATTACAGCTATCGTAAACCAAATAGACGATACATGCCTGATCACTTTTTACCATCTATGTACTCCAACAAACTAGACAGTATTGCTATTGCTACTGATGCTTCTGGTTCCGTCACTGACGAAGCTTATTCTATTTTCTTTACAGAGATAGCTAAAATCATTAAGACACTAAAACCAAACAAAATAACATTATTGCCTTTCGACACAGAAATTCGAGAAGAGATAACTCTTAAGTCTTTACGAGACATACCCAAAATTAAATGTGGAGGATATGGCGGTACAGACATTGAGCCAATAATTCAATGGACAAAAGAAAACAAACCCAAGATGCTTATTGTCTTTTCAGATATGAAGTTCTATTTCCCTTCTGATTTAAAACCCTCTTGTCCTGTAATATGGATAGTAGTTGATAACTATCATACAGACATCGAAGTACCCTACGGAAAAGTAATTTATTATGAACCTAACAAATGAACAACAACATGCAATAGCAGAATTAGATGCTTTTTTGCAAAACCCGGAAGAACATACATTCTTGCTAGGTGGAAAAAGCGGAGTAGGTAAAACAACTATTGTAGCTCACCTAATTAACACATTAGAAAAGCAACAAGAGTTTCTACGTGAGCTAGACTTACCTGTACCTATAGATACCTATCTTCTTACTGCTACTACAAATAAAGCAGCAGAAGCTTTAAGAAACCAGTTAAAAAACATAGAAGTGACAACAATACACTCATTGCTAGAGTTAACTGTAGCTAAAGACTATAGAACAGGTAGAACTTATTTGCGTCAAAAAGGAGCTAACCCTCCTTACTTTAGTTCTAGTGATCTAATAGTTATAGATGAGGCATCAATGATAGATAGTGATCTACTTGATGTAATTGTTAAAACTCTAGGAAACAGCAAAATTGTTTTAATAGGTGATCCAAAACAATTATTACCTGTTAACGATGCCGAGTCTCCTATTTTTCAAAGACTAATACCAGACAGGCAAGTATTTATTAATGAAGTAGTAAGACAGCAAACAATTACTAATGCTGATGGTGAAGAAGTTACTCATCCTATTGCAGCATTAGGTGAACAGTATAGGGATACCGTAGGGGGTAGTGTTCTTCCTGCTCTTTCCCATGTAGAGGGTTATGTTGAAATCATTAATGGAGCTGCTTTTCAAAGCAAAGTAGAAGAGTATTTTATAGCTAATGAAACTAATTCTAAGATTTTAGCTTGGCGTAACAACACAGTAGAAAGCTATAACAGCTATATTCAAGAAAACAAATATCACAGTGCAACTCCTTTAGAGGGGCAGCAATTAATTTTAAATACGGCTGCTTATTTCAGCAAAGGATTAGCTTTACCTGCTGAGCAAACAGTTTACGTAGATGATAACGTGTGTACAGGTTTTCATGATGCAGAGAAAGGCACAAATACAATTCGTATTAAGTTAACTAACCATCCTAGCTCACCTGTCTATACAGCAAGATATATAGCAGATAGAGAACGCTATAATCTCTACACTAAACAATTGGCTAAAGAAGCCAAATTAAACAAATCATGGAGTGACTTTTATGCTTTTACTGAATCTGTATTGGATTTACGTTTACCTTTCGCCAGTACTGTACATAAAGCCCAAGGAAGTACTTACGAAACCGTCTTTATAGACTACGATGACATTATGGCTTGCAGAGATAGAAACACTCTAGCAAGAATGCTATACGTAGCTTCCACGAGAGCGAGTAAAAAATTATATGTTTACCGAAAATGAAGACTCAATAGAAACTGCTAAAGCATGTTTATTAGATATACTCTTCAGTAGCACTACCTTGCGAACTGAAGGCAATGAATTACAAAAATTTATTTACAGAAATACTCATTCTGGAAATTATGCAACAACGCCCCGCATATTACAAGTAGATAGTTTTTTCTTTAAAAACAACTTTCTAGATAATCTTTGGCTAGAAGCAATTGATTTTGACTCAGTATTTACTTTTGAAATAAGCGAAGAACAAGTTAATGGGAGTACTGTTTACACTACAAATACGTTAGGTTATTTACAAAATGCTGGAAAGCCTACAGCAAGTTTTTACATAATGTATTTAGATGCTTTCTTGGAAAAACATAGCATATATGCAAAAAATCTAAAAAATCTAAAAGACGTAATAAATACTGCAACATCTCTCAATGAAGTAAGAGGCGTTGCTTCGCTTTTTGGAGAGAATATTGTAAGTATGTTAGTGTCTTTTGTGGATGAAGATTTTAATACTCCTTACGAAAAACTTATTCCCGTTACCCCTGCTAAATTATATAGCGACCCCTACAGCGCATACGTACAGGAGATAAAAAACAGTTTATTCCTTAAAAAATTGGAGACCATATGTTAATAGAAACCCTTATAAAATCCTTATTGGCTTCGTCTTACCTACAAAGCTTGCAAGTTTTTCAATCAGCAGATAATGAGACAAAAATACAAAAATTAATTAAACCGTTTACCCCTATTACTACAAAAATCATAGATTACTACAAAGTAACAACTACAGGACAAGAGGTGGTATACGTACCTGTTTTGCGATATTTACCTTTTTATTTAAAGTCTACGGTATTTACTAAGGAAGATTTAGCACTAAATTCGACACTAAATCCTAATAAAAATACATTACCGACAGGTTATGTAAAAACTGGAAGTCATACTTTACGTGTACCTTCTTACGTGTTTACAGAAATAAAAACTTTAGCTCAAGCAGAAGATGCAAAAACCGAAGCTATTTACGCATTCGTTGTGCGTTTACTGACTAAAAGTATGCATCCTCTTTTTGCCAAAGAAATACTTAATCCTCTTGTAGATGATGTAACAGATGTAGAATGGCGATATTCAGAAGTACTTAGGAGCATTCATGAGCATGTAGCCCCAGACATTACACATAGTGCATTACGCACTATAACTGAACGTAGAAAGTATACTGCAGCTACTGTTGCACAATTTCAAACACAAAATGCTTCCATAATTGCGGAACTAAAACATAACTTATTTTTACACAAAATAATTAAGTAGGATTCTATGCTTCATATTCGTTTTACAGAATCAAATGACGTACCTGTTGTATTACTCTGTAGTCCTTCTTCTTTTAAAACAGAATTGATCCAAAAAAACTACCTATCACATTTAGATGAAAAAGGAATCATAGCAGTAAATCTAGAGTATAACGAAAATAACAAAGCTCCTGTTAAAGACGTAGCTTTACCTTTCTTAACCGAAGAATTACTGCCTACTTTAGTACAATTAGAAACTAAGCTAATTTTAGTTAATGATGCACACTACTTTAAAATTTTAACAAAAGAACGAAAGGTTACATTAGTACACGGTACAGTGTTTCCTTGTAAGATTTCTGGATTTGAGCAGTTCAATGTATCTTACATACCTAGTGCGACAAGTGCCTATTACAATCCAGATATAAAAGAACAAATACTCTTTTCTCTGAATAAAATTAATGACTATTTACTGGGTACACTTACTGACGCGCCTACTATAAATATTAAGAAACTATATAGAGAGCAATTAGCAGAAATAACCCAAGCTCTTAATGAATTAAGTATAGAGCCTAAAGTATTTGTAGATATAGAAGGTTTCTCTTTAAATTTCTGGGAAGCAGGTATTGCTACATTTGCTTTAGCTAAAGATTCCTTAAATAGTGTAGCTATTCAATGTGACTACGTTATTGATCCTGAAGATCCAAATAAAGGTATCTACTCCCCTTGCCTAGAAATAAGAGAGTTATTTAAAAACTTCCTTATAAACTATAAAGGTGAGCTGGTATTTCACAACTGTTATTACGATCTAGAAAGTATAATTTTTACTTTATTTATGGATGGATGGTCAGACATAGATGGTAGAAAAAACGCTACAGACCTACTAGGAAATAAAACACACGATACTAGACTGATAGCCTATTTAAGCCTTAATGGTACAAGTAGACCTAAACTGGATTTGAAAACATTGGCTTACCCTTATTTGGGTAATTACGGTATAGACGTAACAGATATACGTCTTCAAAGCTTGGATGACTTACTACATTATAATGGTATGGATACACTGGCTACCGCATATGTATACGGTAAGTACTATCCTATTATGGTGGCAGATAAACAAGAAGACATCTATAAGGAGTTATTTAAAGGAGGTATTCCTTTATACTTAGATGTAGAAATGACAGGCTTACCTTTAAACCCTGAAACAGTTAAAGAAGTTACAGCTAAACTCACAACTATACAAGCAGATTACTTAGCAAAGTTACATAAGTCCCCTGTAATCATAGATTACACAGACGTACTTATGCGTAAAGAGTCTGATAAAATGCACAGTAAGTGGAAACAAAAAACAGCACCAATAGAAGCGTTTAATTATATTAAATTTAAGCCCTCTTCCCCTGTACAATTATGTGACTTAATTTATAACACACTTGAGTATCCAGTATTAGATAAAACTAAATCAGGTAATCCTTCTACTAAAACTAAACATTTAGAAAAACTACTAAATATTACTACAGATGCTGAAAATAAAGAGTTACTTACTAACCTCATAGGTTATAAAGAACTCTCTACTATTATGTCGATCTTTATTAATGCTTTTAATAATAAAGTTGTAGATAAAGGCGATGGTAGGGTTTACTTACATAGTAGCTTTAACCAAGCAGGTACTGTAAGTGGTCGCTTAAGCAGTGCTAATGTAAATCTTCAAAACATTCCAAGCACAGGTACAGATTATGCTTCTCTTATAAAATCCTGTATTGATCCTCCACCGGGATATTTATTTGTAGGTGCAGACTTTGCATCCCTTGAAGATAGAATATCTGCATTAACTACTAAAGATGAAAATAAATTAAAAATCTACATTGATGGCTTTGATGGACATAGCCTTAGAGCTTACAGTTATTTTACTGATCAGATGCCTGACATTGATCCTAATAGCGTAGAATCCATTAACTCGATAGCAGATAAATACAAACAACTTAGACAGGACTCTAAACCTATTACTTTCCTTAAGACCTATAAAGGTAAAGCTTATGGTTTAATGCATACAGTCGGGTTAGATAAGGATACTGCAGAGCGTGTAGATAAGGCTTACCATGAGCTTTATAAAACTTCCGATGAATGGGTTAACGCAAAATTAAAACAAGCTACAGAAGACGGTTACGCTACCGTAGCTTTTGGTTTACGTGTTAGGTGTGAAGCTTTAAAAGGAATCTACCTTGATATTGATAGATTACCGCCTAAACTTGAAGCACTAACCCGAACAATAGCAAATGCGTTCGGGCAATCTTATGGTTTATTAAACAATCGAGCAGGTATTAGTTTACGTAAAAAGGCAATGACAAGTCCTTTTAAAAACTCTATATTGTTCGCTCCTCACATTCATGACGCACAGTATTTCTTAATTAAAGAAGATATAGCTGTCCTTGAATGGTTAAATAACGAACTAGTTACAGAAATGTGCTGGCAAAATTTACCTGAAATTCAACATCCCATTGTAGGCTTAGGAGGCCAATTAGACATTTTTTACCCTACTTGGGCTAAATCCGTGTCTTTACCAAATAATGCTACACAGGATGAAATAAAGGCTATATGCCTTAAACATGCAGAGGAATTAAAAAACCCATGATCACTAATAATAATGGTTTATCTCTTTCGATGGCAGCGTGGTTAGCTAGTAACGACTACGATTACCAACCTGATGCAATCAGTGCTACTTCACTTATGAAGCCTTTACGTCAAATCGTACTAGCTGAACGTGTACCGGAAATACATAAACGCGCATTAGACGTAACAGAACTTACTAAAAGCAGAACAGGTACAAGCGTACATGACAGCATAGAAGGTATCTGGAACAACCCAGAAAAATTAGCTAAAGCTTTTAAAACATTACCTGAAACTCAACATTTAATGGAAGAGTACGATAACGATATATCTGCATTCGTAGATATTAATCCAGAAACAAAAACAGATAAGCCTATTGTGGTTTATATGGAGCAACGTAAATACAAAACTGTTCAAGGTTTTACCGTATCCGGTAAATACGATTTTGTGTTTAATGGTCAACTAGAAGATCATAAAACAACAAGTGCTTATTCATATACCTCTGGAAGTAAAGCAGCAGATTATATACTGCAAGGTAGTATTTATAGATGGTTAGCTCCTGACATAATCACAAAAGATACGATTGCTATCAATTTTGTTTTTACAGATTGGAGTGCAAAAACTGCATCTAAAAACCCAGCTTATCCTCAACAAGCAGCTTTAACAGAATACTATTCCCTTCTCCCGCTTGAACAAGTAGAAAATTGGATAGAAAAACGTATTCAAGATATACGTAAATTAGACAAACTTGAGCAAGAAGATATTCCTGAATGTACAGCAGAAGAGTTATGGATGAATCCTTCTTCATACAAGTACTATGCTGATCCAAATAAAACAGACAGGGCTACTAAAGACTTTAAACAAGATATGGCTGGCGCGTATGAACATCTAGCTATCAAAGGTAAAGGGATAGTACTAGAAATAAAGTCACCTGCTAAAGCTTGCTCCTATTGCCCTGCTTCTACTATATGCAAACAATATGTCTCATTAGTAGATCAAGGTTTAATCGAAACCCTTTAACGAAATAAGAGGATACTATGTTTGACCTAGATCAAGTCGAATACCACGAAACCAGCGAACAATTAGTTAAAACGCTATGCCTTAAAACCCAAAATGATAATCCTTTATTTTTTAGGGTAATAGTAGCCTACTATTTCTGCAAGATAGCTTCCATGATGCGCGTAAATATTGCTACACATGAACGAGGAATAATTCCTGTAAACATGTATGCAATATGTCTTGCTACTTCAGGTTCAGGTAAAGGGTTATCTACAAATCTTATGGAAGAAAAGCTATTAACGCCTTTCAAAGATAAGTATATGTCAGAAACCTTTAACACTGTCGCAGATCAAAACATTACAAAACTTGCTGTTAAACGTGCGATCAAAGAAGATATTGAAGAAGACATAGCTAGAGAAAAAGTTCTAGCTGATTTCAATAGAGCAGGTGAATTACTATTTTCTTTTGATAGCGGTACAACTGCAGCCGTAAAACAAATGCGAACCAAGCTATTAATGGCAGGGGCTGGATCAATGAATCTAGAGATAGATGAGATTGGTTCTAATCTGTTAGGTAATGTAGACGTACTAACCACGTTTTTAGAATTGTTTGACGTAGGAAACATTAAACAAAAACTAGTTAAGAACACTAATGACAATGTACGTGTAGCAGATATTGATGGAAGAACTCCAACTAATCTGCTGCTATTTGGTACACCTTCTAAATTATTAAATGGAGGTAAAGCAGAAGAAGAATTTTATTCTATGCTTGATACAGGCTATGCCCGTAGATGTCTATTCGCGTACAGTAAAGATTCCAGTAAGAATACAAGCTTAACTCCTGAAGAAGTCTATGCACTTATGACGGATACTAATCTTGATGATTACATTGCTGAATTATCGGAAACATTATGTGATCTTGCAGAAGTAAGTCATTTTAATAAGTCTTTATCCATGACTAAAGAAGTCAGCATACTTTCTATTTCTTATAAACTTGAATGCGAAAAGAAAGCTAATTCTCTTCCTGCTCATGAAGAAATTCGTAAAGCAGAATTAAGCCATAGATACTTTAAAGCTTTAAAGATAGCAGGAGCTTTCGCATTTATAGATATGTGGCACGAAATCACAGAAGATCATCTAAAAGCTGCTATCAAGCTTACAGAAGAATCAGGTGAGGCTTTTGCTTCATTGCTAACTCGTGAACGAAACTTCGTTAAGTTAGCTAAGTATATTGCGGAAATGGGTAAAGAAGTAACACATGTAGATTTAGTAGAAGATTTACCTTTTTACAAAGGCAGTGTACAACAGAAGCAAGAACTAATGAACTTAGCTATTGCTTATGGTTACAAGAATAACATAGTAATTCAGCGATCTATTAGTGACGGAATAGAGTTTATTAAAGGCAATAGTTTGAAAGAAACTAACTTAAATAAGCTAATTATATCTTACAGTACAGACTTAGCTAAAGACTATGAATACACTGAAGCTCCTTTCAGTAAATTGCATAACTTAACTCAATTACCTTCTCATCATTGGTGTAATCACGCTTTTCTAGAAGACATGCGATGTGAGGAAAATGCATCAATGCAAGTTGGCTTTAATATGGTAGTACTAGATGTGGAAAACTCTGTAAGCTTAGAGGCTGCAATGTCTCTTCTCCAAGAGTATACATATCATATCTACACAACTAAGCAGCATACAGACAAGAATAACCGTTACCGTATTATTTTGCCTTTAAGTCACGTATTACATATGGAAGCGACAGAGTATAAAGAGTTCATGTCTAATATTTTTGATTGGCTTCCTTTTGACGTAGATACAAGCACCAAGCAACGTTCACGCAAATGGAGAACGTGTAAAGGTACTTATTTCAACAACGAAGGTGTATTGCTCGATGCATTAACCTTTATACCTAAAACCAGTAAAAATGATGATTGCCGTAAGGTTATTGCTGATTTACACAGTTTAACTAATCTAGAAAGATGGTTTGTAGCTAACGCAAAAGAAGGTGATAGGAGTAACCAGCTAATTAGATATGCACTACTTCTAGTGGATTCGGGAATGGATATAGCTACTGTTCAAAATAACGTATTACGTTTAAATGGTAAATTAGATACCTCCCTGGATGAAGCAGAAATAATGGGAACCATAATGGTTACGGCAACTAAGCATTTTTATAAAAACCAAAACTCATAGGAGAGAACATGACTAAAAGAATGGTATTAATTGGAGGCAAGTCTACTACAGGTAAAACAGCTTCTTTACGTAATATTAATGACCCTAAAGGAGTCATGTATCTTAATTGTGAAACAGGTAAAGATTTACCTTTCCGTTTTCCAAATAAAGATGAGAAATTCCTGTCATTAATTGTAACTGATCCTTACCAAGTATTTCAGGCTTTAGACGAAGCTGAAGAAATGGAAGAAATACATACTGTAGTGATAGATACCTTAACTTATTTAATGGGTATGTTTGAAACACAATACGTTCTAGCAGCAGCCGATACACAAAAAGGTTGGGGCAATTACGCAGAGTTTTTCAAAAAACTACACCAGTATTACTTTGCTAAAAGTACTAAATCCATTATTGTATTGGCGCATACTGCAGACATCTATAACAAAAAAGAAATGGTTATGGAGTCTATGGTTAAAGTCAAAGGCTCTACTATGAATGAAGGAGTAGAAGCCGCATATTCTACTGTTATCGCTACCAAGAAAGTAGCTATTTCTGAGTTAGAAAAATATGACAATCCTAATTTAAACATTTCTGATAAAGAAAAAAGATTAGGTTATAAACATGTTTTCCAAACTCAGATTACAGAAGACAGCATTAATGAGCGAATACGTGCAAACATGGGTATGTGGGATGATGAAGAAACCTACATAGATAACGATGTTCAAATTGTTATAGATCGGTTGCATGAGTACTATGACTGATCATCCTAAGTTTTGCTGTAACCAGCCCTTAATACCCTTAAGAAGTCAGTATTGCCTCCTTTGCAGTATTTGCGGGAAAGAATACTATTGGCCTCTTAAACCAAAACAAAAACCGTTAATTAAATCACAAAGGTAAACATATATGTCTCTATTAAAAAACGTAGTAACAAGTGAGAACGTAGAAGAAGAAAAAGATGTCGTAGGTGGAGGAGGTAAAAAAGTTTTACCTTCCGGTATTTATGATGCAACAGTCAATCTAGCTTATATTATTGAATCAGCTAAAGGCGCACTAGCAGTAGTACTTGATTTGCTAGTAGGTGAAGATACGGTAAGCCAAACTATTTATTTCACTAATAGAAATAAAGAAGCTACCTATACCAAAAATGGTAAAACATTTTGGATGCCGGGACACGCTGTACTCAATAGCTTGTCTTTATTGGCTTGCGGTAAGGACTTGTTATCTGAAGATTTACAAACTCCTGATAAAACTTTAATGATTTTCGATTTTGAATCTAAAAAAGAGCTACCTAAAGAAGTACCTGTACTGACTGAATGGAAAGACGCTAAAGTAAAAGTAGCTATTATGGATGTACTTGAGCCAGTTAATAAATTAAATAAAGATACAAATGAGTACGAGCCTTCATACGATGCACAAGGTAACTTAATGACTCGTCAATTTAATGACTTTGTTAAATTTATGCGTCAACGTGATAGCTTGACTACTACCGAAATCAAAAATGAAGAAACGGAAGCCACATATGCAACTGAATGGTTAGCTAAGTGGGAAGATAAACAGTCAGATAAGACTACTAAGGTTTCTCAAACAATTGCTGTGGGCGCAAGTTCTGGCAGCATGGTAAATAGTCCTAGCGGTGCACCTAAGCCAAGTGGCGGCAAGTTGTTCAGCTAAGCTATACAAGAGGGCGTTATGTCCTCTTTTCCTTAACTCTATTTTAAAATGGTGAATCATGATTATTACCTTGAAACAAGATGACATTGAAAACGCACTAATTAACTACGTAAATAGTTTACTGGGTGCACCTGTAAATCCAGAAAATACATCTATCTCTATTACAGCAGGTAGAGGTGTTAATGGACACTCTGCAGAAATTGAAATCGCTGCACCAAAAGCAGTAAATACAAAACGTGTACCTGTTACATACAACCACGCGGCTGAGGTTCCTATCAAAGAAGAAGTAACTACTGTTATGGATTCGGTAGAAGAAACGCCAGAAGTAGAAGAAGAAGTTACACCTTCACGTAATCTATTTAGCGCAGACTAGTGTTTGTATTCTGGATCATAGGTGTGATTTTGCTATGTATTCTGGGACTATTTGGAGCAGTATTTATACCGCTCCTTATAGCAGGTCTTGCAACAATAGCAGTATTCGCTTTAATTTATGCTATAGCTAGAGACTATAAAGAATACAAAGATAAGGGAGACCCCTGATTATCTAGGGGTCAAACTTGCTTCCATTGCCGGAATTTGCAATAAGTTATCTAAGTGTCCCAGCGGTAACAGAGAAGATCTATTCGTAACCCCTGAAGTGGAAAAAGCAGTATCCATTATATCCGGTGCATCATAACTTAATAGTTGCTGCGCCCATAATGTAGCAAGTACATTGACAGGTTTATCTACAAGTTGTCTTAGAATGACTTTCTGTATTCGCAAGAAGAACTTACTGAACATGACAAAACCCATATCGTTAGCGTACTGTAATGCAGCGTGTGTAGGTAAATCATAGTTAACAAAAGTCTCCACAACGTAATTAATAGCTTCTGCTTTTTCCATCCCTGTTTCTTGTTTGTGTTTATACAAAGCATATCTTGCTACAAAATCACTCAATTGAGTAGCATCTCTTAAAACTTTATAAGTTTTAGTGTCATGTGTAATAAACAACTGACTAGTTACTGATTTAATTATTTCCGGTGTACGGGAAACAATAGGATCAGTTAATTTATCCAAACCACTCAAATATGTAAAATTGTTTTCTTCCATTTCCACATCTTCAATAATAGCTTGAAGTACACCTTCGTCAATTAAATCCTTAACAGGATTCTTCGCAATTTCTTCCTCAATACGACTAATACGGCTCTTAATATTTAGTCTTTCACTAGATGTTAAACGCTTGTTGGCTTGTAATTCTAATTCTAATTTTCCTAATGTATTTCGTAATTCTTTATAATCCAGTACTGCTCTTGTTCCTTCCATACTCCATTTAGTTTGTTTGGCTAGAGAAATACCTTCTACGGTGTTAACAATAAAATTACTTAAAATATTACCCATTAAAACGAAACCAGACTTAACAACAATAATATCTTTAATTAACTTCATAATATCTTGCCAGATAACTTCTGCTTTAAGAATAGTAGAATTGTTACCCAGTAAAGCCATACCTCTACCTATTGCATTAACTAAGGATTTTTCAGAGTTTTGTAATTTATTATCAGCCCACTGACCAATAGTTAATTTACGTTGTCCGAAAACCAAAGGAATTAAACCTTCTCGTACAGGTATGCCCCCTAAAGCAGCTATATTAAATTTACTTTCTAAGAGTCGTCTAGTATCAGAAGGAAGCAAACGATAAAATTCTTCATCTCCTGTGAGTAAAGTAAATTCAGTAGACTCTCTGGCATAGTTAGCATCAAAATCATCCACTAATAAATCTATAGCTTTGCTGTTAATCATAGCTGAATTATTTTTGTCTATGATGGCACCAAACATATTACCCAGTACTTCATCGAAGTGGGTGTTCATTTGCATAACATTCTTTTTCACATACTCTGTACCAGAGTATCTATAGACAGGAGAAGAGTAAGTATAGTCACCTACTGTCGTTAAATGACTAGGTGTAAGCGTATAATCATGTGCTTGGTTTAATCTATCTGCTTCTGTTTGTACGGCTGCATTGGCTTCGTTACTTAAACCAGTACCCTTACTTTGCAAACTGGTTAAACTAAATATACCAGACATATATTTACGTAAGCCGCCTACGTCATTTACCATTAAGGTAACGGATTCTGTTGACCCGGTTGCAGGATCAGGAGGCAACTGTGTTACTTCTTTGTAGTTCTTACGTATAAGATCTGCTTTATCTTCAGGTGTAGCAGCAATAGCTAACGCAACATTAGGATTAGTTTCTTCTTTTACATATCCTTTAATCATTAAAGATTCTTGATCAAAGAAGTTCTCTTTTTTAGATTTCTCTTTGTGTAAGTTGTACATCTCCATCGTAAAGAGTAAACCATTATCTGTTTCAGACTTACCTGCTTTTAATTCTTTACGATAGATTTCCTTAATCTTTTCAGCATTTGCTTTATTACTGCTAGTATTCAAAGTATATAACGTAATGAGTCTATCTATAATAGGCTGCACATCTTCTGCATTGTTTACTGTAACGTGGCTATTATTTACTGCTCTCGCTATGTTATGCGCATTATTTAGTGTTCTACCTGCAGCTAATAGCGCAACACCTTCACTATTAAGAGAAGCTAAACTTCTAGCTTGAGCTTTATAATAAGCAAGAGTATTAGTGTCATTAGTTATTGCACGTAAGTCTCTTTCAGTAGAAGCAATAGCTCTATCCCTAGCAGCTTGGTTAGTAATAACATCATAGACTTGTTTAAAGTTACCTGCATTACTACGTAGTAATACGCCTGCATCGGATTTCAATAAACTGTAGTACACTGCATCTTTTTCTTCAGCCGTAAGTATAGAGCCGTATTTGCTTTGTATTGCTTTGGTTGCCTGCAAAGAAGCATTGGCTCTTTCCCGTTCTACATAGTTAGAGCTATAGCGAAGCATGGCAGTAAACACGGCATTTTTAGAAGTGTTGCCTAGCATCTCTCTAGCAATACTTTTAGTAAAGCCGTTCTTTGCTATACCCATTCTTCTAGACCATTCATTTAAAACAGAAGCGGTACTTTCTAAAGTTAATCCTGTTTTATTTAAAACGAGGTCTAGTGCTGGTGTCACAACAGGTACGTCCTTACCTAATACTTTACCTTCAGGAAATAATTTAGCGAGAGGTGCACGAACATAATCACTAAGCGCACCTAACGCTTTGCTGTTAACAGTGTTTATAAACTTAGCAGATTTACTTAACCTAGTTAGATTATCATTTTGGGTATTTACTAATTTTTGAGCCAAGATAAGTAAGGTTTCATTTCCATTCAAACCTTGTATACCTAATCGTTTGGCTTCAAAAGCTGAAAGCATATCTCCTAAGATACTTAGTAAATGGTTAGCTGCATTTACAAAAATGTTTATACCTTTATATTTACTTGGCTCAATTCTACTTAAATCAGTAGAGTTCATGGCTTCAGTAATTTCAGGTTTAGCAAGGGCTTTCATTAACTTTTCATTTGTTAATCCAAACGCAAAAAACTCATGCAAGTAGTGGTTTCTGTTTTGTTCTAAAGTTACACCATTAACTGCTAATTCTTTATTTTGTTTAAACGCTTTAGTATTTCTAAAAATATATTCGTAGAGTTTTTGCGCTTCTTCTTTTTCAGATGCAGTAGGATTAGGATTAGGATAGAAATCTTCAGCAGTAATATTACGCTCTGCCGCCATAAATAATTTACGTATTTTCTTAAGCGTGACAGCATCGCCTTTACCATCTAATAAGTGATGACTGATATGGTGCAGTAATTCGTGTACATACACTTCCGGTGCAGATAAGAAAGACGTATTAGCTCCTGTAGCTGTGCCTAGAGCGATTTCTATTAAAGGTCTATCTCTGGCATGGAATCTACCCATAGTAACGTCAGACGTATTATCTATAGCCACATTGATAGGCTTCATAACATTCTGTATCAGCGTATTTACTACGCCTTTCAAATGTTGGCTATGTTGTGTACTTACGCCCCGTGGATCAGCCATTTCAAGTTGATCGTACAAATTCAAAACATTGTTAGTATCCACTGCTTGAGTAGAAGATGTATTGAATGTTCCTTGCGAAGAAGTAGAACCAAATAAATCTAATTGATTTTGTTTATCTAAGGCACGTTGTATATCTTTAAGCCCGGTATCTACTAAACTTTCTACCTGTTCTTCTTCTGTTTTACCTTTAGGTTTTAAAGGAGGAGTATCACCATCCACTTTATATGCAGCATTATGTAAGAAATACTGATCCACCGATTTAATCTGATCAAACTTGGCACGATTATTTAGCAAGCTTGTATTAATAGCCTGTGCTTCATTTTTAATTTCTTCAAGAACTGAATCAGTAGCGTCATAAGGTACTCCATCAAAAGTACTTATTGCTTCTTGTAAAAGACTTGTGTATTCAGGATTATTTAAAGCTTCCGTAAACATGTTATACATACGGTGATAAGGGTTATTCTTAACGTCTTTCAATAAATTAAGAATAGTTTTATTCGTATTTATTACACCTTCTCTAGCTGTAACAACAGAATGTCCGTTAGAATCATGCTGGTTAGTAGCAGGAGAATGAGAAATAGTATCTAAAGTGGTAGCACCATCTATGTTATGGATGGACATTACAGGTAAACCTACACCTAATGCGGAAAGTGTACGACTTCTTCCTGTACCTGCTAAAGATAGTGAACGTGTAACCTTGTTTTCTATTTCCCCTTTACTATTTTGAGTAACTCTATTGGAAGCAAAAGAGTAAGTATCTACCCCTTCTTGAATTTGATCCAACAAAGCTAATTCGCTTTCTGTTAAGTTAGGATTGCTGCCTGCTGCTTCTAGTGTAGAAGATAAAGCGGAAATAAAAGTATAAGGAGTAGGGTTAGTACTTCCTTTCTTAGCTGCAGTGTATTCTGCACCATAAGTACTTTTAACAAAGCTTTTAGGAGAAGCAGCAATTACTTTATGTAGGTTCTTTAAAGCTTCTAAACTATCAGCTTTATTGCCTATTTTGGTTTGTGTTCCACCTAATACACTACGCAGCATACCTATCTTAGTAGCTATAGAGGCATCTTCTGTAGCTGAAGATACGCCTTTGATAGACTTGTATAAGTCTACGCCTTCACCTTCTACAGAGTTAAGTAAATCAAAGTTACGAAATACACCAATCTTTTCTACTTGTTCTTTTATTTTTTCTACTCTAGAAGTAGATAGATCAGTAACGATACCGTTGTTTATGTTGCTATTCATTGTTGCAACTAATTCAACTGCTTCAGCTAAACTTCTAGGACTAACAGTATCTATCTTATTATCTCTAATATACTTCTGTTCTGCAGCACTAGCTTTATTGCTGCCTAGCTTTTGAATTAAAGCATTAAAGTATATTTTGTAATAGCTCGCTATATAACCTTTAGAGAGAGTAATTGCCATCTTATTCATGGACTCTCTGTTATATATAAATGTACCTAGTACTTCATTAGCAGGAGCTTGCAACGATAGTTCGTAGATAGCTTTCATTGCTACACGCATTCTAAATTCTGTATTCTTAGGTAACAATTTAGGCTTAACAATAGCCTTTTTATTTTTAAATGTTACATAAGGGAAGTAATTAAAATCAGGAGCAACATCAGTAAAATCTCTATAAAACTGATTCACTTTATCTACGTACTCATTAAATTCAGTCATTTCTTCTCTAGATGTAGGTACACGTATAAGCTTCTCATACATTTCATCTATATGGTAAGTAACTGCATCTGTTGCAGCCGTACCTAATCCTGCCCCAAAACCAAACATAGTAGTCGGTAGCTTTCCTGCGCTTCTATCAAAAGAGAAAACGTTAGTAATGCTTTCTTTTAAGGAGATTAAAGCAGGGTGTATTTCTTTACGGCTTAATTTAAATACAGCTCTGAAATATTTAACTACCCCTGGAACTGAAGCGTAACCATCCGGTGAGCTTACAAATTCACTTGAGCCTATCATGTTATCTAGGTATTCAGGGAAACTATCACCTAATACTTTTGTCCATGCCTCACTTACTTTAGAGTAAATATCTTTATTACCTTCTTGAGTAATCCATTCATCAAAAGACATATTAGGATCTACGTAGAAACCACCTGCAGCCATTAGCTCAAAGAAGTTAGCACCATTGATTCCCATTAAGCCAATACCAATAACTACACCGTTTGTAGTACCGTCAGCGTCTACACGTAAAGTGCTTTCAAACTCACCATCAGGATTATATTTAGCTAGCTCACTTAGAACGTATAAGCCATCAGCATTCGCACCGTATTTTTCAGCAAACTCTATAATTGTATTCTCATCTTCTGCACTTACTGTTTCTTCAGTACTTGCTCTAGCATATGCGTCTGAAGCAGTTTTATACAGTTCTGAGTTATAGACTTCATCAAAAACAGGAGCAATATCCTTAAGCTTCATGTTATTGGTTTTATACCCAAGCTTATCTAGAATGCTTGATTTATACGAAAGCATCTGTGCAGTATTTTGTCCATTAACTGTCCGTTTAAAATCGGCTAAACCAGATAAAGCTCTGTGTAACTTAGAAGTCTGTGGATTGAATATAGAGCTTTCATAACCAAAACGTCTATGTGTCCACGCAACTACTTTAAGATAAAAAGGTTTAGTACCTTGTTCGGTTGTTTTATAGAAATCCAGTAAGTTATCAACTTCCCGTACAAGTCCTGTATTTTTACCATTTTCGATACTGCCTACTTTATTCGCAGGCATTTTACTACGATCCACTACAACACCTGTTAAACGGTCTTGTGTTTCTGTAGAGAATTTAACAAAAGTATGGCCTGCGTCATTAAAGGTATTGGCGTAATTAGATGCCTTGAGCATTTTAGCTCTAGTCTCTTCAGGCAAACCTTTACCTCTGTTATTTTTAGAACTAACTGAGCTATACGGCTTAAGAGAAGGAGCTTTAGCTTTACTCTTTAGATTAAACATTTCACCTAGTAGATTAGGTGCAGCATCTATAGGATTAGTGTGTACATCTGCTTTAGTCTTATCTACTTGATAGAAGGTAATACTAAACGTACTATCATAAGTTTTAGTGTCCGATCCAGTTAAGTCATTTAATACTGCACTAGATACATTAGTAAGTTTAACTAGTTTTTGGTTAGCTAAAAATGTCATAGCTAGATTACCAATACTACTTTCTAGTCTACTTTGAAAAGAAGCAGAATTACCTTTATCTGCTTTTAAACCAAGAATACGTAGGGTATTTTTACCTATATCTTCCGCAGCAAGTTCTTTGTTATCACCTGCTTCTTCAATAAATGCTCTTTCTGCTTCAGTAACAGGATGATCTTCGTGTCTACCTAAAATACTATTAACAGTAGGATCATCTAATACTTTCATGATGCGTTTATCATTATTAAGCATTTCTACTGTTGCACCGTATACTGCAGATATGAAGTTGTCTGAGTAATTTTTATTATCTTCTGTAAATAGTAGAGTTGGAGATTTTCTAAATACTTCTACCCTACGGAAAGCATCACTTTCAGCTACTTTAACTACTTTCTTAAATGCTTCTCTAAACGTAGCTTCGTTTGCTAGAAACTCAGTAGTTGCAGCAAGTCTATTAGCAGGACTTGTATTTTCATCTATGTTTTTAAAATACTTCTGAATAAAACCTTTAGTGTTTTCTCTAGCAATATCCATGAATGGCGCAGAGTATTGACGTAAATAGCTATTGCCTTTCTTGGCTAATATACGTGCAGGAGCAATAGCCGCTTTACCAGAAGCAGTTAACGGTGAAAGTCTATTTAGGAAAACATCTTTGATTTCTCTAAAAGCAGTGGTGTCTACCGCTTCTTCTTCCTCTACGGTTGATTCAGCAGCAGGAGTTTCTTCTACGCTGTCTACAGGAGCATCTATTACAGTTTCTGTAGTTGCGGGATTGTCTCCTTCTACGTTTATAACAGTAGTGTTTTTTGTGTTGGTTTCAGAGAAAGCTGCTTCTTCCAGTTCTCTTTTAGTGTTACGAATAACATTACGTAGAACGTCAATCGCATTACCCTGTTTTTCGGTAGGAACGCCTCCAGTAGCAGCAATATTGTCCCTTATACTTTTTAGTTTGGTAACAGCCTTATTATACTCTTCTTGAGGAGTACCCGGAGCAGGAAAGGTTATGTCGTCTTCACTATCTACTTCTTCTGCAGGTACGTCAATAACAGTTTCATTTGTACTGTTACTTTCTGCAGAAATAGGCGCTTCTTCTTCTGGAAGATCTATGACTGTACTCTGGTTAGGATTAGTAACAGGAGCTTTAGCTAGGTTGTCATTATTCACTGCGGATAGATCTGCAACTTCAAGTATATCGCTTGTTTTAAGTTTCTCTGAAATAATACGAGTTTCGTCTAAAACGCCTTTAAGTGCAGCAGCTTCTTTTTCCATAGTAGCAACTAGACCGCCTGATCTACCATCTATGTATGCTTCGCCTGTTAAACCTTTAGTATGATTACGGTAGGCAGCAATAGCAGAAGTATATTCAGCAGACGTTGAACCAAACTTATTATATGCATCATATGCCGCTCTAGCTAATTGGCTTTTCTTTGTATGCGTATCTGTAAAGCGAGTTAATTCTTCTAAACTCTTATTAAAGCTTTCTGTTTTACCTTGTAAAGCAGCACCTTTAGCAGAGTCATAGTAATACGCAGCACCACGCCAATTCTCCCCATTAAGTTTACCGCCTTCTAGTATAACTTTACTGGTTTTAGGAATAGAGCCATTACCTGTACGATTAAGTTCGTTTATAGCTTTACGTGCTTTATATAAAATAGTTAAGTCAGCTCTAGCTTCAGCACTTAAGTTGCTACTAGCTTTTATTGATTTACCTAAGTTAGCTAAAGTTTTATCATCAAACACTGTAGGATCTGAACCAAATACAGCATACGCTTCCTGTGTACTAATACCGTTAGCTTTCTTGCCTTCTTTTAAATCTTTAATAAGAGATGCATTAGCATTTTGCTGGTAAGATGTAACCAGTATTCCTACGCTTGCTTGATTCTTATTAGCTGCGGTTGCTTGTGCAAGTATAGCTTTCCGTTCTGCAGGATTAGCATCAGGCTTTGAGAGTATTTCCTTGGCTGCTTTATCTAATCTTTCTGTCTCTTCGTTAGCCAATATACTTGTAGTATTAATATAATCTTTAATTACTTGGGGTTCTTGGTTCTTAGTAAATACTTTACTTGCTACTCTACTATCTAGTAATCGAGTAACTACTGCACTTTTATTTTCTACAGGCGTATTTATTAAATCTTTAACCTTATTAGCTTTAACTGTAGCAATTACTGCATCTGTTAATTCTTTATCTTGCTGTACACCATCTACAATATTAGCTGCTTTACTTACTGCAGTGTTAGCAGTACTTACTGTACCGGAAGTTGTACCTCCCGTAACTGCACCAACTACCGCACCAATACCAGCTTGAGAAGCAACACCTGCATCCAGTTTCTGATTTTCGTTAATGGTTCCTTTAATAGCAACATTGCTTGCTAACTGTCCAGCAGCAGATTGACCAAATTCTTCAGCACCTTCGTTAAGTGTACCTTTAAGTGTATCACCTAATATTTTACCCAGACCTTGCTTATCAAGTAAGTTACCTAATAACTTATCTGTTCCAGTAAATTTAGATATTAATCCCGCAGCCGCACCAGATAGTAAGAAGGTATTAATAAAGCCATTATTACTTAGATCTCGTACTATTTCTTCGTGGTCTTCTCCTTTAGCAATACGTTCTCGATAAATAGGAGAGTTTTCCATAAGGAATGCGATGTTCTCTGCATTCTTTTCTGTATATTGGTTTATTTCATTTGCTACCTGTACAGCATTAGATGAGCCTTCAATGGCAGCAATGGAACCAAGAGCAGCAAGAGAAGCCTTTTTATTAGCCATCTGTTTAGCTTGGTTTCGTATCTGCAGCTCTGCCGCTTTTCTTGCTTCGCCTGTTATTTCTTTACCAATAGAGGCATAGAGCTTTCCTGATTTAGCAGCTTCGGTAATACTCTTTTCTATCTTTTTACGTACAAATCCTGCAACACCAGCAGGTGCTACAAAGCTTAGAGAAGACTCTGTACCCATAGAGAGCAAAGCTGCAGGATTCTTTAATACTTCAGAGCCGCCATCTAACGCTCTACCTAAAAAGTCCTGAACATGATCTACAACAGAAGCACTACCTTCTATTTGATCAAAAGCAATATCTCTTTCTTGTTCTTTTCGTTCAATGTTTTTAGCTAGTCTAGCTTCTTGATAAAGCAGTTTATCTGATTTACCTGAATCCAGTAATTCATTAACTCTACCAAAGCCTTCTAAAATATTAGTGGCATCTTCTATAAAGCCTCCACTTAATAGGTTAGCTGTACCTGCAACAGTTTCCCCTATACTTAGTGCAGACTTAGTTAGATTTATACCTAAATCCGTAACTCGTTCACCGCTTGTTCTATTTTGCAGTAATGCGTTTTCTTTTGCCGCATTAGACAAATCTACTGAAGATTGAAATAGTTTCTGTTCTGCGGCACGAGTATTAGCTGCTAAACCATCTAAAGTAGCTAACTTTCTACTAAGAGCAGAATCTACTTCCTGTTCTTTTGAAGGCTTACGAGGTAAAAAATCTTCCATATAACACCTAAGTTAAATTATTTTAATCGAGAAACAGCAGCCTTGATTTCTTCTAATGAAGAATCTTTTGTAAGATTTTTCAAGGCATCAGGTATATCTGATTTCTTTATTCCTGTTTTTATAGAAGATTTTAACAGGTTACTGACATCTGAACTCAAACTATCATATGTAAAAGTAAATGGATCAGCGTTACCTAAAGCTCGCGCAATCTCTTTACTGGAAACAGGTGAGCCTTTAGATAGAGCTGAAGCCAGTACATCACCTTTACCTGCTCTATCCAGCACAGCATATAGATCCATGATTTCTTTATTCTCACCTATATCTACTAAAGAGCGTTTATTAGGTACGAGTGTAGATACAGGAGTATCTGGTTTTTCTACTGCAGGGGTTTCTACTGCTTTTTCAACAGGCTTACTTACAGGCTTTGCTTTAGCTGCAATTTCTGTTAAATCTTTTTCTTTTTGTACAACAGAAGTAGGAGAAGTCTTACTTTCCGGTTTACCGTATACAACTTCTAATGCAGCCTTATGTGCAGCAAGAAATGAAGGGTTTTTATGAATATCTACAGCAGCCAGTGAAGTTTTACCATCAGTAGTTAATTGCTGCATGTACTCGCTTTTAAATTGTGAAAGTGCAACATCAATGGTTTGTCTTTTAGTTAAAAACTCACTTTGTTTAGCAAGAAGCTTTTCTTTATTAGCTTGCGTCTGCTTTATATCATTCATGTGCGTTTTGACAGAAGATTCCACAGTACTCTGGTCTAGCCAATTATCTACATCATTGGGTGCGCGTGAAAGGATAGCAGTGATGTCTTTCATAGTAATAGGGCGACCCATTACACCTATCTCATTAAATTTTACTTTTTCTGCAGCAGAAATAATATTTCCTACAATGGCTCTACTGTCTTCAGGAGTGTAGCCAAACTGTTCACTTAATTTAGTAAAAGTAGTTAAGTCATCTGCTGCTACTGGCTCAGAAGAGTTGAAAGCATCTAGTTCAGCCGTAATTTTAGACAAGTCTGTAGATACTTTTGCAAGTTCAGCTCCTACCGTATTGGCTTCTAAACCAATTAGTCTTTCGCCTTCACTTAAAGCTGCCGCTTCACTAGTTGTAGGTGTACGATCCAAAGTAGTTAATTGGAATTTCGCATCATACACTTCTTTTCTAACATCAGGATCTAAATTAGGATCAGATAGTAAGTTATCTAGTGTAGTCATAGAGCCATTAATATTACCTGTATTCTGTCCACTAAACAGGGCTTCAGCAACAAACGCTTTATTGCGCTTAATTGTTTTTTCTTTTTCTGCTGTAGCTAAGGTATTACGTAGTGCTTCGCCTGAAGGACTTTTAATATCCGCAGCAATACGTTTTGCACCTGTTAAATCACCAGCATTATACAGTTCCTGTGCTTTAGCAATTGCACCTTTGTACTGATTATCTGCTAATGCGTCTTGCTGAGTAGACGCTCTAAGTAAATCTTGGTTTTTATTATATTGTTTATCCCTTACCTGCTTATCTAAAGTAGTAAGTAATTGCCCTGCTTTAAAAGCATCAGAACCAAATGCATTTTTTAAGTCTACTGAATTTAGTTTATCTTTAAGAATAGCGGCATCTTCTAGTGTATTTACTTTACTGACTTCTAAGGCAAAGTCTGTAAACCTTTTTTCAGCCGCAACAGCCTCTTGGTTTTTTACATCAGAATGTAAACCTGTAAGGGTAGCTACTGCATTATCTAAACCTGCAGTAATTTGTTTACTGGATTCCAGATATAAATTAGAGGCAGAGGCATTACTGTTTGTTTTAACTTGCTGAAAAGAATTAGCCATGTAGCACCTATAGTTTTAATTTACGACTTTCTATTTCATCATTTGAAACAGTGCCTGCTTGTAGTTGATTAGCCTGTTTAGCTAATGAAGCCATTCGTGTATTGTATTCACTAGCACTAGATCGTGCATTGAATAAATCTATTTTCTTATTATGTTTAAACTCTTTTTTAGCTTGAGACAAACCTTTAAAACCTAAGAAAGTTTGACCAAGATTGCCTACTAAGTTTAGTGCAGCCAACGAGTTTTTAAACGCATCTGATCCAAGAAAATCAGTTAGTCCATCTTTTTTACCAAAGTCTAAACTATTGCTGCCGAAGGTATTAGCATCAGTTTTAAATGCAGTGTCTACTGCAGATTCTGAAGGTTTAGCAAATAAGTCAAAACTGCTAAAGTTATTTTTTTCTTTTTCTTTAAAGAAGCTGAAATCATCTTCCATAAAATCACCCTATAAATAGTCATCGTCTATTCTTAAGTTATAATCATGATATACATCTATTACAGAGTACACGGTACTCGGTATATCTACCAGTTCAGTAGTTCGTTTGTAGAAGACTTCTGGCGTTTTATCCAGTATATACTTTGGACGCTTGGTTAGCAGTAAATAATTAATGTCTTTATCGCCCATTTCTAAAAACGCTTCTGCTTCCTCTAAAGCGTCTGCATATTCATTTAGTAAATCTTCATGCTTATTTATTTCATTGTTAAAGTCATCTAAGTCATCGTAATATATTTCACTTAAAGCCATCATAGAAGCATTAAGTAGTAACATAGCATCTAGTGAAAAGTATCCTAAGTCTAGTACAGTAAAGTCACCAGTAATAGCTACAGTTATAATTGCAGCTAAAAGTAAAATAAAGGAGTTATCTATTCCTAACTCTTTAAGTATTATTTCTAGTACTTTGCTGGCAGCATACGTTATAAGTATATTAATAATAAGGTTAATTACAAAATTAAGTAAACCTGCAATACCTGCTCCTACCTCTGGTAATCCTGCTAAAGTAAAACCTACCATAATTACTACTTGTACAAGACGTAGAAAACTCGCATCCTGATACCACTTAACTTTAACTGAATCTTGTGCGTAGATTACAAAGCCTGCTGTGTCTCCTAGTACATCTAGTATATCTACTGCGGGTAATTTCATTAATTCCCCGTATAAAATAGGTAGATAGACACTACGATCTAAGTTTACATCTCGCGTTGCTGCTGCGGCATCGTTAAGAGTACGTTTAACAAACCTATTCCATTTAGGCTGATACATATGCATCAAACCATGTACAGTTATTTCTTCATACGCAGTATCTGAAATCTGTTTACGTAAAACCATATATGCAGAAGACACACTATTATCTTCATTAGCTACATACTTGCGGCCAGGGGTAACATTGCCGTACTTATCAAAACGTGCACGTACAAACTCTGTCTCTGTACCTTCTACTATAGTCTTTGTGCACGCTCCTACCGATCCAATTGAACCAGTAATAGTAACTTTATCTATGTAATTACAAAGAAGAGTAACATTAAACTTTTTACTCTGTATTTGTATTTCATTTAGTAGTACGTCTTCCATAACTAGAAAATTATGTTGATACTCGTGGTTCTTTGTTGCACCAAAGTATTTAGCAGTCCAGTATGCCCATGAAGGATCACCGCTACCCACTTTTCCTACAAGTTTAGTAGAGAGTCTGTAATCCAGTTCTGCTTTCCAAACTAAATATTCTGCTTTAGTGGTACGCATTTTGTCTTTAAGGTAATCAAAGTACGTAAATAAATATTTTATTGTGGACTCTTGGTTTGTACCTACATCTGCAAAGTATCCGTAGTATATGTTACGCATAATACTAGGATCATTTCCGTTTTCTGTACTGCTTATAGCATTTAGTAAGTCATCTAGTTTAAAAGAAGTTCTTTTAAGGATGCTATCCGTACTACGATAAATAGCTTGCTTAGTAGGAAAGCGCCCATTAATTATACCGTAGGATTTATCTACAGTATTTGGGTCATCCTCTACTGTTACCCAGTTTTCTTTTAACGGAACAATAGGTAAATACCCTAAACCGTTTACCGCAACACTAGTAGCCAAAGATAGTTCTTCGTCCGTAGGAGAGGTATAGTTAAATGCGTACATTCTTTCATGGCTCTCTCCATTTAACCTGTAAGCTACAACAGCATACATATCTTCCTCATTTAGATATGTGCCGGTATTGCCTTTAAAAGTAATACCATGTTTTCTCAAAGATAGCGCACCACTTCGCTGAGCAGCTAATCGTTCAGCGTAAGTCATGTTTTTATATGTAGTTTCTAAAGCAGGCGTTAGTAAAACAATATCTACTGCAAAAGAACGAGATTTATATGTCTGCCCGCCTTGTACGTAAGTACGAGCGTATATCCCATTTTTCCTGTAATACGTTACAGGGATGGTTTGACCTGCCACTGTGTACGATGTGTTTGCAGGAGGAGTCTTTATTAAGTAGTGAGTATAGGGAAAGCCAGCATCTACAAATTCAAGAGGTTTAACTACATTAACTTCGTTATCTTCAGGATTGATTGCATATTCTGTAAAAGTAGTAGATCGTCCTCCATACACAGAATCAAACAATGCGGCATAATTGCCTACAAAAGCATCCTCATCTGCAACGGGAAACAAAGAACTTATATAGAAATCAACAATAGTTACGGTATCGCCTACATGTTTAGCTTCAAGTGCAGGCTGAAGTACAGAAGTAAGATCTGTATCTGCAAACGTATCATACGAACGAGGTAAGCCAAGTAACGGATCATTGAGGGCTATGTTATATAGCTGTCTAGCTTTTGCTGCAGGCCCAGTACGTAAAAGATCTTTGTATACATATGAATGACCTGCTGGATGCAGCTTACCTTGTAAAGCCAATAAGGTAGCGTAATTAGGGAGGTCTTCGTTTTTTATTAAAGGAGAGGATACTACATCATAACTGGTTATTGTTTTACCGCCAAAAAAGCTCATGCATACCCACTATATAAGAAAATACCGGGTGTTACCCCGGTGTAGAATTAGCTAGATTTATTGCTGTACGTAAACTATTAATTACGTCATCTACGTTACCTTTATCTAAACCGTCAGGAATAGGCACATCTGGGTTGTTACCTATAAGGATAGCGTAAGGATCAAGTAAAGCATTTAATAGTTTTTGTTTAGTATTAGATTCATACCCTTTACGTTGTTCTTCAAATAACTCTAACTGTTTACCTACAACACCACTTACTGCAGAAGCATCAGGTAATGTACTAGAGTGTTGTGCTTTCTCAGTATAGCGTTTGGCTTCAAGTAAACTAATTTCTTCAGTAATTTTACTTTGCTGAGCAATAAGCATATCAATCTCTTCTTGTACCTTGAGATTGTCATCATTCATGTGAATGAGTTTCTTAGCTGCTATTAGTTCTTCTTGTATTCCTACTGCGTTCTGTGTACCTAGTAATGTAGTTTGTGCTGCAATTCTAGTATTCTCTGTAGCAAGATTAGAAGTTTCTGCTGCAACTTTAGCAGTTTGTGCGATTTTTAAATCTTCTTCCGCAGCAAGTACCGCTCTTTCTACAGGTTCTTTAAGCACTTGCTCTGCAGCAATAAGTAATTGTTGATCCAGTATTAAGTTTTCTTTACTTATTTTGGTAACTTCAGCATTAGTTTTATTGGTTCCCGCTATAACATCAGCTTCTTGTGCAATCTTAATAGCCTCTTCTTGAATAAGAATATTCCTTTCAAGAGGTTCTTTAAGTAGCTGTGCTTGCGCGATTGCATTTTGCGAATCCACTAATGCAATTTCAGAAAGCAGTTTTACGTTTTCATTAGTTTTTATTGTAGCTTCTAATGTTAAAAGATCACGTTCTAGCGCTTCTTTTAATAGTTGAGCATCAACCAAATCTATTTGCTTTTGGGTTAATTCAGCTTGCTTATCTGCTTGCTGTTTACCTAATACAAACGCAACAGCTTGAGGAACTAATGCATTAACTGCGCCTAAATAAACATTTGCGTAGTCTGTACCTGTAATTCTAGCCTTCTTAAACTGCTCATCTAAGCTGACAGTTAAAGACTTCATTAGTACATCTAACGTACCTGTACCATTAAGTATATCGGTGGTTAGTTCAGCATTAGTTACCTCAGCCATATTTACTCTCCTGTTCCTTCAGCCATAGCTTGACGTTGAGCCAATTCTTTAAGCTCTTTAGGTGTAAGAGGAGGCAATACTTCAATAGCATAAGTATTAACTTGTTTGCTTCTAGTTACTTGGTTTCCATTAATCTTCTCAGTATAAAAAACTAAGTGCTTTTTATTTTTAAGAACATTATAAATAATTTTAGGGACATGCCATGCAACATCAAATGGAATGTATTTCTTATGTGTACCAGACGCACTATTAGATGCAGTAATTAGCGTACCTTGCCACGCTTTTTTGTTTTGATCCATACAAGTTACACGGATACGTATTTGTGCTGTTTGTTCTTTAACTAGCTGCATACGTCTTTGTTTTTTACTTAACTCAACGGGGGCTTCTTTAGTAGGTACATCTTCTTCTACTGCAGCATTAACTTTACTTTTTAATTTAGCTAAGCTGATATTAGGGTGATAACTAATACCTAATTTATCTGCTCGTTCTTTTAGAGTTTCTAACTCGTCTTTTGTATTTTCAATTTCGTCAGTCATATGTGTATCCATCTTTTAAAAAGGGTGAAACCTTTGTTATTAAAATACCCTCCTACTTTTGTAAGAGGGTATCGGGATTAAAAATTACTACTAGATTTCAGCAATAGTTTCTAATAGTGCAATACGTTCTTCACGTAAAGACATGAAGCCATAGTACCACTTAATAGACATGAAACCTTTCTCACCGAATGGATCATGTGCACCATATGCTGTATCAGACTCAGGCTTAACATGTTTAATTTTAAACTTAACCTGTTTACCGTCAGTCTGGAAACCAATGGTAGTAAATGATTGATCGCCAATCACTAACATCGGGAATACATCATAGCGACCACCTGTAGCACGATAACCTAAGTTAGCGCCTGTTTCTGCTGCACCAGCACTTGCCCAATGCATCATTTCAGGTACTACGATAATACGGAAATCACCTACAGAACCAATTTCACCTCTAGCTAAAGTTGTACCGTCTGCATAGTGACGAGCAGCAACGAAAGCAGGATTGCCGAAAGTATCGGTCATCTTTTTAATAGTAGGAATTAGTTCACTACCTATGTGCATAAACAACGCATCATCGATGGTTTTCGTATCAATCATACGTGAACCAGTAATGATATTTGTATGCTTAGGGCAACGGTTATTATACAGGTCGATTGCAGTACGCATTAAATCTTCATACGTAATTAAAGATGGATCAGCACCTTCACCTGTGATTTCAGTACGATCAGCAGCAACACCGCCCCAACGATGAACACCCGCAGAGTTGAGTAAGTCAATCTGTAGCGTATCTTCGTTAATTTCGTTAGCTGCTAAAATCATTTCACGACTAACATGCATTTCCAATTCAGCATCTGTATCGAATGCCAAACTTTCTGCAGTATACTCGTCAAAGATACCGTATTTAGCTATTGAGCCTTCTAGATCCAAGCGAGTAAAACCTACTCGGTTAACTCTACCGCCATTTTCAGACAAAGTAGGAAGTTTACCTGTAATACTGCCGACATCTTTAGATGACCCGTACAAGTTACCACCATTTTCTACAACAGAACCATTAACACCTGCTGCAGTACGTGCTTGACCTTCAGTTGGATACGAACCATCTGCGTTAGCACCAGCGCCATCAGTTTTACGAGTACCGTCATTTAAAAATGCATCGAAAGTGCCTGCAACAATTACTGCACCTGCAGCGTCTAAGCCTTGGTCGTTGACGTTACGATCATCAAGAATAGGCATGTAGTGATACTGCTTAATCTTCTTACCCATATGCTTAGGCATAGTGCGTACATCTGCTTTCTGCGAGAAGTACTGTTCTTTTGCAGCTTCTTGTAAAGCTTTTGCGTAGTACAAGTCGGTTCTAAATTGTGAGCCTACACTGGATTGTGAACCCCCAGCAGGGTCTTTATATTGCATAGTCATAGTTATTCACCTTTACACGTATTTTGACCAATCCAAGTTATCTAACTCTTCTGGTGAAAGAGATAGAGGATTGAATGGCGTTTGTTCAGTTTTAGTGGTTCTACCTCCGGTTAAGGAAGCTTCTTTTTTTCGATTTCTTAGCTTAGGGTCTACACTTTTCTTCTGTGCAGGTTTTACTTTTACTTTCGCAGGTATACGTTGTTTCTGTGCCTGTTCATGTAAAGCTTCACCTACATACTTATACGCTTCTAAGTCAGTCATACCCTTAAGGTTTCCTAGAAGTTTTTGCTTCTCCATAGCTTCCGTGATTTGCGCATACGTTCCGTTGTCTACATGCTCATTGATCACTTCAATCATGTGAGGGTTCTGTACAAGTACTTGTTTACTAGCTGTATCCCACTTATTGCTAACAATATCTATAGTTTCGCTATAAGAAGCAGTGTCTCTAATATTTGAGAGTACTTCTTCTAGTTCTAACTCAGAATCACTAGTAGTGTAAGTTTCTGGTGTATACTCGCTATTTTCGGATAAATCCAAATCGAAAGGATCTACGCCCGATTCTTTAAAGAATTTAGCTATTGCTTCAGGTTTCTTCTTACTTAAGTCTATAAGTAAGTTTAGTTTGTCCTGATCCAATAAATCATTCTTCTCTAGTGTTTTTAATACTTTTAAAGACGGCTTAAGTGCAGACATTTTCTTGCTATAGTTAGCGCCCATTTGCATTAAACGAACTGCTTCTTCAGCATTATCTATCTTTACGGTTTTACCATTTGCTTTAAAAGGACTAAACACCTTTTCATATTCCGCTTTATAGTCTACTTCGTTTGAATCAGTATCTTCTACTTCTTCATCAGTATCTTCAGCGCCATCTATATTTTCGTCTACTTCTTCTTCAGAATCAATACCTTCGTCCTGTTCCTCAGAAGCTTCTTCTTCTTCTGTCTCAGTATCCTCTTCCGCATCAGTACTTACTTCCTCTTCTTCAGTAAGTGTTTCTTCTTCTTCCGAGTCTACTATTGCTTCTTCTGTATCCGTTTCTACTGTATCGCCTGAAAGTATAGCTTCGTCAATTTGTTCTTCAGTCATTGCTAAAGGACTTAGTTCACCCATGCTAATTCTCCTTATTGACGTAACTCTTCTAGAGCTTCTTCATTATCAACAAGGGCTTTATCTGCCATGTCACCTTGAACCAGAACGCTTCTAAAAAACTGTTGTAATTCCCCTACAGCGATTATTGCGTTGTCTAATCTGCGTTGATCCGCAGGATCTTCTTGGCTAGGTTCTGCTTTCATTAAAACCAAGTTAGAAGCGTATGTTTTAAAGTACCCTTCTACAATTACTTCCGTGAAGTCAGTATTTTTAGTTAAACGGTTTAAGGCATCTCGCATTTGAATTTTAGCTTTAGCCTGTTTCATGGATAGTTCTACTTTTTCTAACTCGGTGCTTGCGTGTTCCATAGTGTATTCCTTCGTGTGTCCTCGATAATCGAGATAGTAGTTTATTTAAGTTTAGATATGCTTTCTTTTAGTGCAGCTAATGCCATATTAGCTCTTGCTTGTTCCCCTTGCTTTTCTAACTCCCTAGCTTGAGTGGTTCCTGTACGTTGTTCTACAAAATCCAAATCAAGTTTATCTGCGGTACTGCTTAACATTTTCTGTTTAGCTTGCTCTGTTCCTGCTTTAGTTTGGTTAAGTATAGCAGTAGATTGAGACTCGTAAGCTTTTCCTGATATTTGCTGTATCTGTGCTTTAAGTAATTCTACTTCTAGCATAGCTTTTTCCTGCTCTATAGGATCAGGTTGAGGCTGGTACATTTTAATCTTTTTAGACAACTCTGGCATTTTACGCAAATCTGCTATTTCCGCTAAAACCAGTTGTATCATTTCTAAGCCTAGTGTTTGCCCGGTAGTTTGTAGCATGAAAGCCAATTGTTCCGCTTTAGCATTATCTGTTTCAGCCGTACTAATAGTCAGTCGTATATCAATAGATCCTGCTAAATCTTCACTGTCTATCTGTTCAAACTCTTCATTAGTTATACGTACTACTTCTGGTTCATCTAAAAATACAGCATTCATCGCTGTAAATTGTCTACCTACCTCTATAATACCCTCTGCTAAACGTAAAAGGATTTCTAGGTCACGTTTACTGGTGGCATCAAGTGCACTACGAACACCAGTAGCAGTATTACCTAATGCTCCACCGCTTATACCATTATGGAAAGCTTTTACTCCGGTAAGTCCTTCTGCTTCGTTGTTTTGGATATTGAGCATATATTCAGCAGAACGAGGAATATCAGCAAACTTATGAATAAAGAAAGCTCTTTCAGGATGCGTATTCGGGTTAAATTCATAATCCTCTCCTGCTTTGTACCTTTTAAGGTTTGTGTAATCTAGAGCATCTTTGGCTACACCTCGTTGACCGTTGGCATTTTTAGCCATTAAATCAACCATACCTCTAGTAACAGCCCCAATTACTTTTTGATTATCTTCAAGTAATTCTCCATCAGGCTCTCCATAAACAGAGTCCTCTACAGGAAGATAAGGAACCACAACAAAAGGTAATTTGCCGTGAGGATATGGATTGTCTGCCAAACGAATTAATACATCTCCAACAAAACTAGCAACGATAGGTTTAGTTACGCCTGAACCATCTATATCCCAGTAACCCCAATACTCATGTACTACTATTTTCTTTCTAGGTTTATCCTTAAACATAAAGCTAGAAGGATTAGCTAATTCTGTCGTGCTTGCACTAAGAGGAGAAGCGTTATCTATATTTATATATTCCAAGTTTGAATATATACCTGCCTCTTGTAAGGCACTTAGTGAAGACTCAAACTGATCAATAATAAAATTAGCTTTTGTATAATCCCCTTCACAAGTTGGATCAATAATAACATTACGCAGTGGTCTAATTTCAGCAGTAGGATGGTTAGCTATTACCGTTACTTTGTCTACTTCCTGTTCTCCTATTTGTACAGGAATATACGGTACACCGTCTGCCATAGATAACTGTATAGCATCTACAACATATTTATCTTGCTTACGTTCAAAAGTAATAGGATCAGCTTGGTAAGCTTGTATTACTTCTTCTAAATACGCTATATATTGTTCGTCATCAGTTTCTTCAAACTGGTAAATAGGTTCTATTACCTTCTCTACTTTATCTTTATATACCCAGCCTGTTTTAATAATACTTGTTCCTTTATTAACAGCACTTCTTACATACTTATTAATAAAAGGTACTTTACGTAATTTATTATTAAACTGGTGATTAAGAACTAATTCATTCTGTTTAGCTGCACGTACATCTTCGTAAGTAACAGGATCTGCTTTGAAGATATTAACGCTACTTAAGAAAGGTTCAGATAAAGCAGAGTATCTCCATTCTGCCTGCTTACGTATAAGCTTAGGTTGAATAGTGGATTTATTTTTAGGTATTTTTACTTCAGCAGAAAGTGTACCTTTTAAATTTTCTTCCCACTTAACGACTTTAGAAACCACGTTACTGTGATCTGCTTCAGCAGAAGTTAAATCTGCTTTTAAATCTGTAAGAGCTGGCGGATTATTCCACCCAGTAGGATGTATCGCAGGAGCTTGCTCTAACCGTTTATCTTTATTTAAAGGTTTTGACACGTTTCACCTACTATTAAATTAACTGTTACGGAATCACTACGAGTAGCAGTAGTATACTCTAATTTGATAACTTCTACTCCTTGCGCTAAACCAGTTACTCTAACTCCCACGATAGATTTAAATCCTTTAAGGTTATCGCTAATAATCCCGTTCTCTATGGTAGTTAAAGCATTTAAAGCAGAAGGTACTAGACTAAGTATATCTTCTCCTTGTGCCCACTCGTATAAGTCTAATGTATACAAGTCGGTTTTACCTATTTTTAAACTCTTATGCCAAGTAAGTGTATACATTAAATTGTCCTGATTGACTCATGTTAGTACTTTGTCCAACTATTATACTGTAGATGTCTACTTTCTAGCGGTAAGTATAGATGATTAAGGGAACTTATAACAACATCAGGTAACTCTATTGTAACTATTACGGTAGCTACAGTAGCCGCAATGGTTTGTACTATTGATGCATCCGTACTGCTTATAAAGTCTAAGTATGCGGCAGTACCTGCACCTATAACGTCTGCACTACTGCTATCATTGGCCGCATGTATAGGTATATTCTTATCTGTTTCTAAATTTTGACTAGTACTGGTATCTATGGCTGGTACTAAAGTAGCGTAGAGTGTGCCGGGAGATAAGGTAAATGTAACTACTCTTGCTGCACTCACATCTACAGCAGCATCTAGCAAAATAAGTTGCCCTATGTTAGCAGTAAAAGCCTCACTGTTACCTACTTCTAGTGCAGATGTAAGAGATATGTCTACTGAACCAAGAGAAGTAATTAAACTTGCTGCAGTACTTGTATCTGTACTTGGGCTTATAGCTCTAACTAAGTCACTAGCTAGATAAGCAGATATGCTAGTTTCTATAGAAGAACCAAGATCAACATATAAATCAGCAGGTGCATCTATGATAGTCACACTGGCTGTTCGCGTAACAGTTACGCCATCACCGCGCGTGGCTGTAATAGTAATCGGATATGTGCCTACTGCTAAGCCCAACATATTATCTACTTCGCTTGTTGCAAATCGTAATACACTTTCTGTTGCCGTAACTACACTACCTTCCCCGGACGTAATGGCTACATTGCCACCAGTGTTTGTAACATTGTAAGTATCTGCGGCTAGGCCATTAATGTAATAGTTGACCGCATCTGTATTAATTAATCCGGAAATATCAAAGCTAAGACCGGTTAAAGGAACAAGCGGATTTTTGGCAAAAACTAAACAGTGCCAAGCGTTCTGTAGGTGTAGCAGTACCCCTTGTGCATTTACGCCAGCATCAAAGAGAACTTCGGTATCGGGTACAACCACTGCACCTGTGTCGCCAACAGCCAGAACAGAAACAAAGGCATTCTCTATTGCAGGAGTAACCGCTTCTGTTTCAATATGCCATTTACGTTGATTGCTCGGCATATCAGCTTGAGAAGCGCCGCTCCATAGCATTGATTCATCTACAATCGTATGGGTTAGTGACGCATCAGATAGCATCTTAAGTTGCATCTCTTGACCTGCATCAGAGGCAACATAATATCCATTTACCAAAGTAGGCTGTGTTTGGAAATGTTGAATGTGCTTAACAAAGCGAGTGTAGTTACCTCCCCCATGTGCTTTGTATTGAACCAGATCAGCAACTTGTGTTGGGTCAGTGATGGTGTGGTCATAAACTATCAACATATCCTGACCGATTAAGGCCAATTGACGTGTTACTAAATCTGCATAGTTTGTGCCATAGTACCCTGACATATTGTAGGCGTCTGCTGCTTCCCAAGCATGGAAAATATAGTCCGTACTTTGGTGAACGTGTGTCAGTGTGCCATTATCAACCGGGCGAAGTGTCGGACTTGAACGTCCATCTTCTGCGTTTTCAATTAATAAGGTATTGGCTGCTGGCCCCGAATCCGCCGTATTTCCATAACCTATTGCTGCTTTACTTAACCAAACACCTTTTCTGGCTAAGTTAAAAGAAAGCACATCGGATGGTTCCTGATGATCAACTTTAAAAGCTGCCGCCCAACCAAAATACTGAGTAGCATCGTTTGTCCAGTCTGTTCTGGCCGCAATAAAGCCCGTTCCGTCTGCCGCCCAAATGGTATCTTTATTTAGAGCAGAAGGTGATTGTCCTGCCTCCCCTGTCTCGAATAACAAACGGAAGATGCCGGTATAGCTTGAGTCATTTGGCGGTGTAATTTGAGATAACCAATAGTTACCTAGCGCTTTTGTATCAGCATCGGTACTTGCGGTCATTAGAAACAACATGGTGTTGTAGTATCGTGCATCAGACAGATCAACATAATCTGACATGGCTTGCACTTGACCGTAAGCGTTTAAGTCCGTGAAGCCAGCTAAGGTATTGTGAACAATGCCCTCAACTAACTCGGTAATTATTGTCTGAGAATAGGTATCGCTAAGGTTCTCACGTCCGACTAAATACAGCTCACCAACATGCTGCATAGTGCCGATAGAGTAATCACGTCCTTCGCCCCACATACCGCCATCAAAGACACCATTAAGAATGCCATCAAATAGCTCTACCTGAGTAAAGTCGGCAATCCATGTAGAAAGCGTAGGTGCATAAGCATCCCCCTCACTTTCCAAAATTGCCAAAATCATATTGAGATTACCTGCTAAGCTAGTTACCTCATCAGTGTCTTCTGACCTGAATGAACCACTATTATCAACATAATCTATCCAATACTGTGCCCATGTAACGAAGTTAGCAATAATGGTGGTACGTTCACCAGAGGTAAACTCATCACGCATCCAACTGTAGAACATACAGGCCCAAACACAGCCTGTTCTAAAACCATTACGTGAAGTATATCCACCTAAGTCGCCACCGACCCAGCCCCCTGCACCACCATTGTTATATTCGTCATTAAACAGACTAATACCGAAATCACGATAAGCCGTGTTTGGAGTAAGCGTGTGTGCTAAGGCGTACGCACAGGCGAACTCCCACCGATTGTAAGGTGAGCCATTAAGGTAAGTATCACAGCGTCCAATTAAATTGTCGTATATGGTTGAATCACTAGCTACCCGTGACTCAATGGCAGCTAGTCGGGTGCTCGATAAGAACAACTTACTATTTAATGTACCAACTACGTCTGCTGTTGGCCCCCACTCACCATCGTATATTCGGTATGTCGCTGAACCCCCTGCGCCTGATAACGCTTCGACTAAACCTGTCGCAATATCAAACGTCACATTGTTTATATCTGTGACATGTACCCACTGACCTACGCTCGCACCATCATTAGCATAAACACCGTCTGGGTGAATAGATGTAATCTGCCCATAGAGATGCCCTGCCTCTGGTTGAATTTGGATTGTCGTAGTGCCCGTACTCGTCCCATCATTTAAAGTTAAAACAATATCACTCAAAAACGTATGAATTGGGTAAGGGTCTGTAGTTTTAAATGTAACTGGATCAATTACATCTACAGTAACTACCGAACCTGTATCGCTGACAATATTCCAATCACCTGCCGTACTGCTTACCGATGTAATTGCGCCTGTAGCATTACTGTATGTAATTGCAAGTTGGCTGTTGGCTGTTGGCGTAGCGGTAGAAATGCTATTTACAGTTAAGGATGCAACTGTAGATGTGCTAACACTATTTACATAAAAACCAACCTGGTTAAACTCTATTTCGCCCGTTACGTTTGCAGGGGTATCGTAGTGCGTTGTTGTTCCTGTTGGCTCTTGCCCTGTGCCAACAGATGAACCGTTTAAGAATAATTCCCATGCGCCTGAACTGTTTCGAGTAACGCGAAAAATGTTGGCTGTGTTATTTAAAGTAATTGAAGCATCTGCTGGGCCAATAGTATTCTGAAAAGAGCCATAATTTACGTCTACAAATGACACGTTAAAGGACGCACCGGTTCTATCGCCACCTGACGCCTGACCAGAGTTTACTCTAATTCGGCATCGAGGATGTGCCGTTAAACGAGGCAACTCTATAAACAAATTTTGATAGTCTGATTGCGCTTCAGCTTCAAAGGTAAAGTCAAGGGCTGCGAAATCGTCATTATTAAGTGTTCCAGAAATCGCTACGAGAGTCCCTGTACTTAAATCGACGCGATCATTGGTATCGTCTAGGGTGGCTGCACTTCCACCCCATCTTGAGTCTAAACTGGCTTGATCAAATAAATCTATAAAAGTAGGCATTATGAATCCTCCCTTAAAATTCTATTCCAAGTCCTTACTGAGTTTGAGCGATTTTGCCAGTTCCAGAGTCTTGGTGTGTTAGATATAGCGGCACATGTAGCATTCGTATATCCTGTAATAATATTATTTATTCTATTCAATAGCTTTGCTTTATTGGTAGAATTTGACTCGAATTTATAGGCTAAAGCTAAAGGCAGTACAGTTTCAATGTTATGACTATCTGAATACCAAGGATACCAATCGTCACTTGCTAATGTAGCATCATCAGCATAAGCACTGGTGAAATAGACCAAATCTGTACTCGTTGAGCCTGTTGTATTACATCCATTTGCTCTAGGATTAATACCAACAAAAGCAGTTTTTCTATCGTAAGTTGCGCCATTAAAAGTTGTAGTGAATCCATGATTTTCTATAGCATTACCTAATAATCTAAGCATTTCAGGCACATCAGTATTCCCCGTTACGTGGTACGCTTGCCACAAAAAGTCTGCTATATTTTCAGACATCCAAGCCGAGAATGCCCTATCATTTGTATCACCAAGAGCTTGAGAGCCTTCACTTTCCGCACCTTCATGGACATTAAAGCTATGCGTAAAACCACCGCTTTTAGGAGTCCAACCATTTGCAATATCCCAAGCTTTTTCTGTTTGTTGCATATCCTTTAAAGAAGCAATTCGCTCATTTAGATGGCTTAAGATAGTCACATCGCCTGTAATTTCATAAGCAACGACCTCAGCCAAGCCAGCTAGACCTGCACCACGCTCTGTGAAGCCTTCTGTCTCTGAATTATACAAATCTCTAGTGCCATATTGATTCCAACCTAAGTCAGCTTGTAATGCCATTTCATTAATTAGACTGTTATCCCATTGTGATTTATCACCTACTAAAGCTAGAGCCAATTTAGCTTGTTGTGGTGCTATGTATTTACCATCAGCACAAGACGTTGATCCATAAGTCCAACAACCATCACCTCCTGCTGCTGTAGGTGCTGTACCATCATTTCTGACATAAGTGAAGTAGAACTGTTTAGATAGAAAAGCTTCTTTTAAAAACTTCACATCGCCTGTAGTCATATAGGCTTTAAACATTGCACTTGATCTATCAAACAACCAGTTCGCATTTGTTGACGTTGAAAAGTTTAACCCACCAGCCCAATTATCAAATTGGTCTGATTGAAAAGTTCTATGTGAATCTGGACTTACAGGGGCTGGGTCAAAAGGTGGTACTATTTCACTATCAGCAAGATACTGAGTGTCATGTAGGGCGAATATTCTAGGATATAAATGATTATTCTTATCTGCTCCTGCTGCTACCCAACCATTTGAATGTGGCTGCTCTGTGAGTCTAGCTGTACTGAAACCAGTGTCATCAATAGTGACTGTTACATTACCACCAGTCATATCAACATTTTGAAGTTGAATGGTCGCTGATCGAATAGAGTTATCAGACCACCACGTTAATCCGTCTTCAACATAAGCTGCTACTTCTGAGCCACCAATACTAACTTTGATTTCATCTAAGCTAGTTACTTCGCTTTCTGCGAAAGGCAATGCAAAGGTTACAAGCTCTGTGGCTGTTGGTGTTACTGCACTATCAGCAACTAATGTCATCGTTGTACTTACATCATTTGTAGCGACATAAGTGGCTGGTGGTTTAGTCGCACCTTCGTCAATCGTTTGCACTTGTCCTGTAGCGTATATTGCTACGTTTCGATCCACTGATACATTAGTGAATTGAACTAATGCACCCCCGTTAGGTAACTGCATATCAATATCAACTAAAGCATTATTACCCAAACCACAGTGTTCATGCGTAGCACCATATTGTTCAGCAACATATATTTCACGAGTACAAAGAATGTTTGGTGTTCCAGCATCTTTAACTGTTACGCGAGTGTGAAGACCTTCATAAGTAGGCGCACCTCTAACAACAAAGCCAAGCCAATTATTACTATAGCTGCCAGTATTTCTCCAAACTGCAATAGTGTCTTTATTACTTGATCGTTGAGCGTTTGAGCTGATTAAATCAAGCAAACCATCATTATCATAATCACCATGCGCTACAACAGTCTTAGATGCACCTCCACTAGCAGCAACTCTCCCATCTGTCGTACTTAGTACGTTATCACAAGCAATAGTTTCCTTAGTCCAATTTCCTGTGCCCCCATTCATGATCAAACCACAAGGCGCATCAAAACCACCTCCGGTTAGCCAATCCGCACGTATGTCATCTAAACCATCATTGTTAAAATCCCCTACGCCTAAACCAGCATAAGTAGTTTGATACGTGAGAGAGTTCAGGCTTAAACCAGCTAATTCAGTAGTTGATACATCAGTAAATACACCTGATCCATTGTTTTGTAATAACCATATACCATCTCCATCTAAATCAGCATCAGCTAGGTCAATTGCATTATTGCCACCTTTCTCAACACGTATCTTGAAGATGTCCATATCCCCATCATTGTCATAGTCAATTGGTACTTGTTGATGTGGGTTGCTGTGTTGCGCGTCATCTGTTGAGTATGACGTATCAAACATTGAAGCACTTGCGGTGAAGTTTCCTTCAACGCCTGCTTGCATTCCACCCGCACTACCAAACCAGATAATGTTAAGCTGTGGATTAACGATGTCAGGATATGAGTCATTGTTTGCATCGAATACAAGAGAAGTAGACCAGGCTCGCGTTAAGTTTGGCTCATTCAATGTCGCCCAATCCGGTGTCCAAGCTACTGTCTTCTCCGGCCAATCATATATGGCCCCGTAGTCGCTCGCATCAACCGGCTTATTGAGTACATTATCATTAAAACCAACACCGACTAGAGGCGCACCAATCAACTCAATATCACCATCACCATCAAAATCAATAGGTAGGCAGCGATCTACTGTATATAAGCAACCTGTAGTCCCTGTGTAGGTTCCATCTCCGTCATACGTTGCAGCCAATGAAGGGTTGCCATCTACATCACCACCTAAAATATCAACATCGTTATCACCATCCAAATCAAACAAGAGTGTCCAGCTTGTTATGCGTCTATTCGCTGGGCCTGTTGCTGAATAATCATTATCTAAATAGGTATATGTACCCTGACAAACGCCACCAACATTATCTTGAATATATATACCATCAGGATCATCAGTAGCGTGTGAAGTGATGAAGAAATCAAGACACATATCATTATTTAAATGTGCAACGTCAGCTTCAAAAGGAGCCACTACTGGACTTTGGCCTACTTCTAAATCTGGCATAATAGACAGCGTTGTCTCAGCAAATGCAATCGCACCACCTGCGCTATTAACATAGACTTGTCGAGTTGCTGTATCTGTTAATGATCCACTATCAGTACACGTATATGTAGCAACATAAGTGCCCGATGAACTCATGTTCAGAGATGGGCTAAATGTTGGTGCGGGAACTGTAATTGCGCCGTCTTCGCTATCCGTACACGTTGCGCCAAGCTCGCTGTAAGTATCACCTACTGTGTAAGTGACATTAGAGCCATTCAATATGATCACTGGAGGTTGGTTACTTTGAGGCTCAGGTATACATGAACCATGCCCAAATTTGCCATTTCCACAATCCACATTGAATACAAATATGTCATTCTGCGGAATAACCACCGCAAGCGCAGGAATCGAAAGAAGCATAAAAAGCAAAGTGCGTAAAATCATTACTGTTGTACTCCGAAAGTGATTTCAGGAGTGATGACTGTGGCATCTAAAGCAAGATCACGGTTTGTAATTTGATCAGACACTAACAACAGATTTGAGTCATCATATAATGCTACCCACAAATCTACTGAGCCACCTGATACGGCTACGTCTATTGCGCTATTGTGTTCGAGACTTGGGATAGTTAAGTTTCTACTATTAGCATTGATGCCGTTACTTAACGTAATCGTTCCGCTATTAATAGTTAAAGGGGCACTGATACGTTTTCCTCCTGCGCCACTCAAAGAGGTACAATCAGCCAATGAAGTAGGTTCGGTTTGAAAAATAGCGTAATTGACCGTAGCAGCACTAATCGTGACTAAACCATTATCAATTACATGGGCAGATATTTTCGTGGTCATATTTAAGTCCTCTCTACAGCTTGCATACAAAAGTAGGTGGACACATGTGTATACACAGAAGCCGTACCTTCATTGGTATCGGAAACAAAAACCTCGAAATAATCCCCAGGTATGACATCCAATATCGGGGATACTAGGCATACTGATTTTTCAGAGTCACCGTCTTCTCCTGATTCCCAGCCAGCAGCTACGCCTTTACCTGTTTCTCCGTTCTTCCTGATACTAAACAGTTTCGTGACTTCCGATGGTAAAAGAACCGAAGTACATGAGAAAGTAAGTTGCACCCGTGTAACATTGGCGGGGACAGTTAATCTGGTAGGATTGCCTACTGACCAAATACTATCTGTATCTATACTCACAGAACTCCATGCTAAAGGTAGCCCTCCGCTATTACCTGTTAAATCAATATCTAGGGTAGTCGCCCCAGCATTTAGGTGGGTAACAGCACATGTAACGGCATCAGTTACGCGATCATTCGCAGTTTGGCCTAGCAATAAACTTGAAACTTCGTTTAAGGTTACAACTCGCGTATTTCCACCAGACTCAACAGCGATATAATCAGCACCCGTTAAGGTATATGCACCTTGAGTCCCTTGATGTACAGTAAAAGAAGACGCACTCATAATGGTATAAGCCCCGTAATTGGTTCAAATAAAATTTCAGGATCAAGATAAGCTAAACGATTAGTAGAACCTACCATGTTATAGTTAGCAGGAGTCACAATAGCCGGTGTACTATTAGCATGTAATTTATCAATCACAGCGCGTATCTGAGTACGGGAAGTCAATCTTTGATAACCTTGAAGCATACAAGCAATGACTCCTGCGGCATAAGGTGAGGCGAAACTTGTACCCGACCACACCAGATAACCCCCGTAATACTTCATATATACACTCTGTCCGGGCGCATAAACATCCATAAGATCGCCAACCCCTGTAGCAAAAGCATCGAACAGCATAGGGTTATCTGCCGCACTCGAAGCACCTATAACTAAGTTATCAGGATCGGCATGACCAGGGTAAGGTAAACTATTATTAGAAGCGTTATGGTTTTCCCGCCAATTACCTGCGGCTATACAACATATAATACCTGCATCATTTAGCGCCTCAAACCCTGCCTGTATGCCTGCATTTGGTGTACCAGAAGCGGATAGGTTAAATACGGCAGGTCGATTTGTAGCAGATCGACTATTATAATGAGCCAACGTTTGGTTAATAGCATTGATGACTAGCTCATCTAAAGCAGTTCTATCACTAGGGTCATGCGTACAGTCCCAAATTAATGCTTTTCTGGCTAAACCTATCGTGTTACCCGCAGCGCAAGATGCTACCGATGTTCCGTGTTTGGATAGGAAAGTAGGAGACCACCCGTCTGTACCGGGTACGACCCCTACACGCCCATTAAACTCATCTGGATCATCATATACACCTGAATCACATATATATATATCTACCCCTTCGCCATCCCTACGAGACTCAAAGTTAGTAGTAATATTCTTAATAGGATGGTTTACACCAAATGGGTTTCTACGTCTAACTAAACGTGCTAAACCCCAAGCCCCTTGTTGTAAATCAACCGTATTCGCATCAACAATAATAGGAGAATTAACATAGGATAAATGCAATTTCCCGCAAGGGTCTATACTGGATATATAAGGTAAAGCAGCCAAAGGGAAATTATCTAACTCATGGGTAGTTATAAGGAACAATTTTGGAATATTTTCATATTCTTTAAAGCCAATAGACTTAGTATTAAGCTCCTTAATGAAGTCCTGTCTGTGCGTTTTATCTGTGAGTTTTACATAGATCATATATCTATCTGCTCCAATACCCGCATACTAAAATGATTCCCTGTATTAGTAAAAATGGCTAAAGCCCTATTGTTTATGTTATCTACTGTTACCTCAAAATAGTCACCTTCTTGTACGGAGAGTACAGGACTAACGAGTAACGTACTTAAACCAGAACAGCGAGAGGAAACAACCCCTTTCGTGTATTCACCGTTTTTTGTAATAGAAAACAGATAATCGAATGCGCCACCTGATATAGCCAAACAAGCAGTAAGTTGAACCTTTGTAGCCCCTCTAGGGACATTTAATCTTTTTGCTGCAACACCAGACCAGCAATTAGCTGTATCTGTTATAACTTTACCCCATTGCAAAGGAATGCACGTTATAATCCCGTATGCAAAATAAGAAACAGAGGCATCCGTAGGATGTTCATTCGCTCGTTGTAGATTTAAAGATGCACCTTTAAAACCTTCAGAGGGTTGGACTATTTTAGTTTGACCATTAAGTAGCTTGTTCACGTCTGATAATGTCGCCACACATTCGCCAGAACCATCAGCGTACTCAACAGGTAGAATATCACTAAGGCTTGGTGAGAATACAGGCTGCGCCTGCCTAATAGTAGTTAAAGCCTTGTTTGTCATAGAATTTTAAACCCATCTGTACCAGTTATTTGCATATCTCCTGCTAATAACCAAGCTTGTGTTACAGTTAGTTCGTCCAGTTGTGATCTACCTAAACGGGAACCAAATGGAGCAATTCGCCACGAACCATTTTTGTTAATGGGGTAGTAAGTAGTACCGTTTATAGTTAATTCTATCTGTGCAGTACTGTCATTAAGTAAGCCGAACAAGTCAGTATTGTCATCCCCTGTTACAAGGTCAGGGAATATAATCTCGAATACATCGAGCGTCCCACCACCGGATTCCACACTAGATGCTAAGTCTGGGAGCGCGTTCGTAATATGCGCACTTGTCCATGCAGACCATTCGCTCGCGTCTGCGCCATTCTTACCTCGAACGCGCCATCTGAAATCAGTATGAGCAGGCCATGTTAAAGCCATTTGAGATTGTGATAGGTTAGTAAACGATGTCACCACATTGGTAATCAGATTTTCTACTTCCACGTCCCATAAATCAGGTGCTACTTCTCCCCCACCTCCTCCTGTAAGAGAAGCAGTTAAACTACTTACAGTACCCGTATCTATAGCTACAGTGAGAGAAAGATCAACACTACCTTCTAAAGAGACAGTTATTGCTTCAGCAACACCTGTATCGCTCGTATTTATTAATGTGGCAGTAACAGGAGTGTTATCTGCAAGGCTCTGGAAACTTTGCCAGCCTGTCCATGCACTTGTTTTACCTGCATCAGCACCTTGTACCCGCCACTCATAATCTGTGGATTGGTTTAAACCAGTTAAGGTATAAAAGGTATCCGTAATTCCATTGACCGCCGTAGCACCTTGACCTACAACACGCCATTCCAGATTGTAGGTTGAAGGTGTTAAGGGCGTAGCAACATGTACTTCACGGATTGCCGTAGCTGTATTACCTGCGGCATCTGTTACTTGATACTGTATTTGATAAATACCTTGGGTATTATTATCAACAGTACCCGAAGTACTAATAGAACCTGTTAAGTCGCCATCGGTATCATCTGTAGCTGTTGCACCAAGTTCTGTATACGTATCACCTATCGGTAAAAGATAAGGATTAGCGCCTGTTATAGTAATAACCGGATCAGTAGTATCCGTAACAACCTGAGCCGTTAATGTACCTGCCGTACTGGTATCCGTGGCGGCTGTTAAAGAAACAAATTGATCCGTTGCAGCAGACGTAGTAAAAGTAGTCCATGCTGACCACGCAGACCATGATAATGCACCACTTGTATCATCTACTTGACGTACACGCCATTGATGTTCTTGACTACCTGCTAAACCAGTAACAGCATACTCGGTAGGACTAATGCCCGTATACCGAGTTACGCTGCCGCCTGTTTCTTTTATCTCAACGTGATACGTATAGGCCATCTATCAATCCCAGTTAAGCAACGCGCCACTCGATGTGATGCTTTGAGTTTGAAGATTGGTAGGTATGCTAACGGTTTGTTGAGCAGGTGCACTTGTAGGAGCAGCATCACCATTTGTACCAATAGCCAAAATATTAAATAACATTTTCGATTGGTTCTGACCGTATTTAATAGCTGCAGGGTAGCCAGTTGCAGGCTGAGAGCCGTTGGTTATGGCTTCAAAGTTCCAAGTCCCCGGTTCATTTGAAATCAAGTCACTTGCATGTTGCCAAAAACGACCATAAACGTTATTACCTGAAATCCTACCTCTGAATCCAGTGTGATTAGCGAGATTGACATCGGGCGGTATCGTATCAGTAGTTGTTGTTGTATAGGTTCCCCACTTGTTTCGAGTAACCACACCTCCTAGGCTTTGATACAAAATAGCCCAAGACGGAGTAAAGCCTATAGAAAGTGAAGGCCGAAACGACATACCAATTGAAACTTGACTATCTACGCTTGATGCTGCGATTTGCTGTAACATCAATATTTCACAATCAGCAACAGGAGCAATGTCATTGAATGCTACTTGTGCGTGATTACCGCTATTCACACTACTCTGGAAAAACTTACTACCGCCTATATCTACTACAGATAAGGCAGCAGCACCATTAAGATACAAGGTGTAGTCGTAACCTAACGTTTCAATGTCGGTAGTAACTGCAAAATCTTCCGCATTAAGCCAGTACTGAGCCATAATTAGCTACCTGTATAGAATGTGCCTGCATTAATATTTAAGTTATTGCCGTTAGTGGTTACTGAAATATCATGAGCAGTTAATGGAATAAGTGTACTATCTGCTCCTGCTACATCAGGCGCATAACATAAGATAGCTTTACTTAGTGTATTATCTCCTGCGCCACCATCTCCTGCAGAAGCAATCTGCAAAGCAGGTATAGCGGAATACTGAGTGTCTGTATTGTTATCTACAGTAGGTGCAGAAAGATCTGCATCAGTTAATACTATACGGGCGTAGTTTGTAAAATCTGCTTCGACACTTGATCCAGCTAAAATAGCAGATAGTGTTGCAAGATCTTGAAGCACCAAATCTGTTGCAGTAGTTTTAAGTAATACAACTATAATACCGCTAGTTGCAGGATCGTTTGCTACAACACGATCTACGTAAGAGTTAACGCGACCTTTTGCAACATTAAATGTAATATTTGCCATAGTAGTAGAGCCTCTGGTTTGTACTTAGTTTAGATACGTATCAACTTCATAGTATAAGTTAATTATTTTCTTTTTAAAGCTTTATATTTAGTCTTAAGTAACCCTATCATATTTTTTTCTTTATAGGCTTCTAAAAACTGTTGCCTTGGTGCTGCTTTATCAGGTAAAGCCAAATGAACCCATGAATTAAACTCAAGTATACACTGATCTACTTCTTTACTAAGTTTACTGCTTTTTATAAAGATAGCTAACTCGTATGGAGTTATACCTGTAGCTGTTATGTCTACAGCTAACCCTCGTAAGTGTGCAGAGTTACGTGCACCACCTAATATACGATTTAATTTTTTACTCCTAAAGCCGCTACTTATCTGTATATACACTTCCCTGTTATAGTAGTTACATAAACTATTACGTAAATGCTGTAAAAAGAAAGCTAACTTAATAATATTAGTTGTTTGTGTAGTATTAGGGCTATTATTTATATTGTGCTTGATAGCAGTACGGGAGTCAGTAAACTCCTTCTTTGTGAAATTTGTAGTTATTCGCATTTAGCTGATTCCATTAAGGGATAAATAAATATTTTACTCCACACTCATTTAAACCCCAACCGTACTCTCGGTAAGGGATAGAGCTTCTATGTTCGCAGAATGTACTAAATCTACTCATCTTATATTCCCCGCCTAGTATGCCTATTGGATTTGGGGCGTAAAATTCTGGCGCATCTTGTTTCTCTAGGTGCATAGATACACCTCCGTAAAAGGTGCAGCCTTGAAGCAATACTATCAGGAGTAATATTTTTTTCATTTATCTGACCATCTTGATATACGTTTCATGTTCGCTCGCACCAGAGGTCGGAAACAATACTCGACCCAAAACACGCTCATCATCGCTGCTTGTCCATGTTACTAAACCTTTGTCTAGGTACGTACAGACATTTTGCCCTATAGCTGATGCTCCATAGATTTTCACTTTAGATATTCCTGCCGTGCATACTAGACAAGCGTAATGTGTTGAGTCATAGGCGCTAACATCTATAGGGTAGAATAAATCTGCCATCTCAGAATCAGGTATTCCCCCTATAGGCATTACCTTTTGTATAACACCAAAATGCTTTATGTCATACGTGCCATCAGGTAAATCCAGTAAAATAATAGGCATATCCGCCGTATTGGAATCATCAATGCCTGCTGCAATACATACTCGGTATTGCGCCTCCCCTCGTCTAGCAGACGCAGTGGCTCCGGGTAAAGTATCTATAATAGATTGAGGTATAAGTCCTGCATGAATGCCTCTAAAGCTACCATAACCGCCATTCCTTGCATTAAACGCTAAGCCGCCAATAGTCTGACCTAGAACACCTGTTCCGTAGTCACTACTCCCTTTCATGCCTTGCATTTTTCCGTAACCAATTACACCTTGTCCTCCCCATCCTGTGCTTTGAGAATATATACCTGACTTATCTATTCCTACCGTAGATACAGCCAAACCTCTACCCTCATAGGTTCCGCTTCCTATGACAGCTCCGTAGGTGATGCCGCTTAAACTTACGTTACCTATTTTTATATTTTGTTCAACGCCATTGCCGCTATCCCAATATCCTTCAAGTGAATTGGTGATAGAGTTTATTACAACTCTTTCAACGGAACCGGAGGCAGTTTGCAATGTACTGCCTGTAATTGTGTTACCGCTTATCGTTCCACCTGTAATAGTAGGTGAAGAAATTGATGTATTGGCCTTAACGCTTGTTGCTTCAATCGTTCCTTTAATTTCAAGCGTTGTTCCGTTCCATGCCAGATAATTATTTGCGTCACCATTCAGGTAAAAGAAACCTTGGTTATCCATATAGGATTGCCATTGGCTTCCATCATAGTAACCCAAGTGAGTAGCTGTAATATTCAGTCCTTGTGTTGTTTCAGGAACTAATTGGTTCGGATAACCTAGTAATTCCTCTATAGTAGGTTCACTGCCATCTATAAGGTCTATCCTAGGTCTAGCATAAAATACTTCCGTACTAGCGTTTGCTGCTGAAAGATCTACCCCCATTTGAAGGGTAGTTGTACTAGCTTGAAATTTATAATCCCCTAAAGATACTCCTTTTGCTCCTGTAGATTTTTCATAAAAGGTCGTATTACCTGTGTAACTGTTGAGCGTGGTATCTTTAGAAAGTACAGTAGTTACCAGCAAACACCACTCATCTATAGGTAAACTGACCCCTTGTAGTGCACCGATCCATGTATGATTAGATGCTGTTTGGATATTTGTAACAGGAGTATTTATTCTAAGTCTAACTTGTCCGCTAGATACTGTTCTTTTAGCCCAGATACTTAGCCTATAAGATTTTGTATTATTTACATTAATAGTAGGTGTTAAAAACCCACCTAAAGAAGACGATCCTGTATAAACCGTTTTCCACAGTATTTCTTCTACATTATGTGGCCCATTACCTAGTACACGAGATTGATTAGAAGAGGAAGTAAGAAATACAAAGTCACCTATATCTCCTGTTTGTCCTGCTTCCCATATAGAAGAATCTATTAAGTTATTTAGTAACAATGTATCTGAAGGTTGACCATTTATATTACTACCCCATGTTGCGCCTACAGTTGCACCGTCTGCAATACCTGCAAGCTTTGATCCTTCAAGTGCATTAATAGTACCTATAGAAGTAGGTTTATCAGTTAAGTTACCATAACCGTTACCGCTTGTTATGGTGATTCCGCCTTTAAAAGTAGCTGAACCATCTGAATATACGGCAAACTTCGTATCACCACTTTGCACTACACTCATTAAAGCGGTTTTACTGTCTAGTGTTTTGGCTCCAAGTACAGCAGAAGCACCACCACTTGTAGCAGTTAATGTGCCCGCTACAGTAATATTACCTGCTGCAAGTGTTCCGCCTACAATAGTAGGAGCAGTAATTGTAGTACTTGCTGCAATACTGGTAGCAAGTATGTCTCCTCTTACAGAAAGCGTTGAACCATTCCAAATTAACGAATTAGTACTACTGCCATTATTAAGGTAGAAATGCCCTGCATTATCCATGTAGGTACGCCAAGTACCTGCATCTAAGTAACCCATACGAGTATTACTAACAAATAACCCTGTACCGGAAGGAGTTTCTAAAAAAGCGGGAATAGCGTCTAAATTTACGCCCCACTCTGCACCAACTGTAGCATTATTTGCAGGCTTACCTGTTCCGCTTACTTGGGTTGCCCAATCTGCTGTACTTGCTGTAGCTAAAGCACCCTGTCCTACTATTTTGTTTGCATCAATTAAAGCATCTGCATAATCTGCTACAGAACCTGGAAAAGAATAGCCTGTTAAGCTGGAAGTAAAGGTTATTGACCAATTATCTGCCCAGTTACTTATAGCTTGGTTTAAGTAACTAGCTTGGAAGTCTCTAACAGTTACGTTAGGGTATTCCCAAACAGTAGTAGTTTCACCTATAACTATGCAACACTTTCCGCTAGGGTTAATACCAAATCTAACGCGATTATCTGAAGCAGTAGATCCAGTTATTTGAGCAAATGTGTTATCCCACCTAGACGTAGCAGTTTTATTGTATCCACCTACAGCTAGAGTTAACGATTCACCTGTAGCATAGTTATATACATCCACAAACATACGCATCATAGTGTTTGTCCATCCTTGCGGAAGATTCACTACAATAACTCCGTTTACTGCTCCTCCTGTATAAATACTTGCTCCTACAGGTCTAGGAATAATAGTTACATTATTCTCCGTTCTATTATTTAGTAATTCGCTGTCACTGGGTTGGCCTGTTAAGTTGCTGCCCCATACAGCACCTACAGTTGCATTATCGTCCGGTTTACCTGTCCCGTTTATTTGTGTTCCCCAATCTACAGAGTTTGCTTGAGCCAATGCACCGGCATTAGCAAAATCGCCAATACTTATTGTGCCTTGGTTAGCTAAAGTAATGTTGCCTGCTATAGATAAAGTTGACCCATCCCAAGAAAGATAGTTGCTTGCATCCCCATTTAAATAAAAATTACCTGTATTATCCATGTATGATTGGAATTGCGTACCGTCATAAAAACCTAAATGAGTAGCTGTTAAGTTCAAACCTGTGCTGGGTGTATCACTTAACCTAACAGGTATATTTCCTAAATTTGTTCCCCACGTAGCACCTACAGTAGCTATTTCAGTCCATTCGCCCGCAGAATAACCTGTTGCCCTGTCTGCTGTTGCACGTTTTACCGATGAACCATCACTCCATAAGTCACCAATATCGTATGGGCCAGTAGGCTGTACTACAAAAACTCTACGCTTACTATCTGCAGTATCTTGTGCTGTGCTTGCATTTTTTAGTGCAGCAATAATCCCAGAGTCTGCAGCTTGCAGTGTCCAAATATATTCCCATCCTGCTACCCCACTAACTTTCTGAAAGCGATAAGCTGTTTCATTTGCAGTGTTGTAGTATAGATCTCCTACATGATCGTCTTTTATTAAGTCGGTAGTCCAACTGTTTGCAGGAGCATTAGCTAATGTAGGATTTACAGTGTAAAACCAACTAGTAACATTACCGTCTATTTGATCTAGTATTTTGTCAGTTAATGTCTGTAAAGCGAAAGTAGCATCTGCGTAATTTTTAGCAGCATTTTCTGCAGCATCTGCTTTTGTTTGCGCTCCACTTGGAGTTTCTGCACCAATACCTGTTGTTGTAACCTGTCCTGCGCCTGCACCGGATAATGTACCGTTAGCATTAATAGTTATACTTTGGTTATTTATTACTTCTGTTCCGGTCAAAGAAGCAATATTGGCAGGCATATCTGTAAAGCTAGAAAACCCAGTACTGTTTTCCGTAATAGTAATTTTTCCTCTAACTTCAAACGTATCATTCGTTACGTTGTAAACTAAACCATTAATACCATCACTAGTTATTCCAAAAATTACGTCAGTACCGTCATTGTAGAAACCTACTCTACCTTCGAGACCATTTACATCTGTCTTCACTTCCCATCGAGCTTCAACACCGTCTACAGAAGTAGTTAGTGTGCTTATGTCTGAAGTATGATTACCTACTGTAGTAGAAAGAGTTGTGTAATCCCCTGCAATAGCTAAGATAACACCCTCTGTCGTATCTACTCTACCGGATAAGGTGGAAATTGCAGTAGCGTTAGCACCAACTTGAGTAGTTAAGTCTACGTAATCCGTATCTTCAGTATAGTATGTAGCATTAGGGGGCGTAGCATTAGGGGGTGTTTGCGTAGCAATAACGTCATAGTAGGAGCCACCATAAGAAAAGAAGTCACCTATTTGGTAATTATAGTTTTCATCAAAAACCGCTACAGATAATCCTGCTACGGTAGCCTGTACTGCTGTTACGCTTTCACTTAAAGCTATAATTCCGTCTTCTGCTTCTGTCATACTAGTAGTTAAACTAGTTGTTGCGTCTACTGCTACATTTACTAAATTATCTAGATCTGTATAGTTGATTTGTAATGCATTTATGTCTACAGAATGCGCATTAACTAAATCGTCTATTAAACCTACTGTTGTACTTAAGGTATTTTGTGCACCTGTTACTACAGATACGCTATTATTTGTATTACTTAGCGCGTTATTTAGTGTAGTGACATCCGATGCTACAGCTATATAGTCCTGCTCTGTTTGAGTAACCCTGTTTGTTAAGGCAGTAGTAGCGTTACTTTGTGCAGTAACACCTCCCTCAGTATTTGTTACTCTGGCTTCTAATGCAGTAATATCTGAAGTATTAACTGCAGTGGCATTTTCAGTATTAGTTACTCTATTAGTTAAAGAGGATAAGGCTATACCTGCTGCATCAATATCATTTATAGTATCTGTTATACTGGCTGTCAGAGCTACAATATCTTCCGAAATAGATTCTATACTTGCTTCGGTTGCAACAGTACGCGAATTTAGTAGACTTAGGGCAGTAGATGTTGAACTAATTTCGCCAGATAAAGAGGTTTGAAGTTCTTCTACGCTTGTGCTTAAGGTTTCTACACCGTCTTCTGTAGTTACTACACGGGTATCTAGTAAATCTAGAGCTGTACCTTGAGTAGTGGCTGTATCTAATATAGTAACTTGCGCAGTTTCTAAATCCGTAACCCTGCTTTCACTAGATATTACCAGAGTATCTGATGCATCCAATCTATCTAATATAGTAGCTAAATTATCAATGATACTTAGAATACTCGTATTAGTACTTTCTTGGTCTGAAGTGAGACTAGTAGTAAATGTAGCTATTATTTGCATTAATGCATCATTAGCATCTGCAGCATTTGTTGTTACTTCTGCCCTTAATGCATCCATTTTTGCGTTTAACGTAGCAATATCGCCTATAATATCTACATTAGCTTCCGCAATATTAGCTGCAATACTGTTAATGCTATCCAGATTATCCGCAACTAATTTTATGGCATCGTATGCTGTACCTACTAAATCCTGTACTACACCTACTTCGCAAGCAGGTAGTGTTGGTTTTAAACCCATCCTTTTGCCCTTATGTCAGAAGAATTTGCGGAATCGCCTACTAACCCTTTACGTTTATAGTCTCGTTTAAGTATTTGATACTTATTCTCTAAGGTAATAGCTTTATTTATTAGTTCCTGTGTACTGTGTTTTGCATACACCTTAGCTGTAACAAAAGTAAGCAGAGCTTCAAGTAAAGCATAAGGTAGGTTAAAGGTTTGCTCGCAGTTTATGTGATGTACATCGCTATCCAGCTTGTTAGGGGCGGCTCGATACATAACATATAAGGCATTATTTTCATTAGGACATCGAACTTGTAATGTATCTACTTCAGGAATAAAAACACTAGTAGGGTCTTCGCTATCTTCTATAGGAATTACTTCACCTAATTCATTAAATACTTCGTCTATTCTGAGAACTCGCTCATAAAGAGGATTATCTACAGTATCTATAATGTACTTATTGGGTTCAGTAGAAGCAGTATTTGTAATGCAGTACTCTTTACGTAGATGATAAAGATGTACGTCTTCCATCATCTGTACATACGCTTGCTGTGTACGTAGAGGAAATTCGCTATATAGATCCAATAAACCTAGATTAATAAAATTTACAATTTGTTTGTAATTAAACGTACTAACCCCTTCTTCTAAATTTAAACCAAGATTAGTATTACTTAATTCTCCACTAATTAGGTGGTCAAAAACTTCAGATAATTGCATACGGGGCTACCTGCTACTTAGATGTAAGTTGTATTCTACACAACGTATGAGCTAATACCTAGTGGTTCATCATCATCCTCCCAATCTTCCCATATACCGTCAGCATTCTGCTTCATATTGATGGTTTCTGTTGAAGGTTTAAATACAGGCATCACTGCTAACATGGATATAGTATCTGCAAAGTCATCATGCTTACTTTTAAAACCCTTCATTGAAACTAATTTAAGCTCATCCATGCATTCCAGCATAGCAAAACTATTACGCATTTCTTCTGGAAAATTCATAATTCCTGCTTTAAACCAGGGCTGAATAAGCACAAATCGTTGATGTTTATTACCTGTAGGATTAATACCTTCCACGCCACTATTCTTGTCAGAAGCCAAGGGAAAGAAAATATTACGTGCTAACATTTGCGTTTTAATCCATGAAACAAAACCTTGCTGCTGTCCTGACACCTCGATACCTACAGACATCGGTTTATATTCTTGAGCTAATCTAAATAAATCATCTATATTTTGATCCATTTTCTGTTTAGCACATACTCCGTCTACCCAGAACCAATGTCCTGCATTATTATATGCCCACACACTTATTACGCTAAAATCATTTGCTGCTTTGTCTTTAGTCGCAAAATCCGTAGTTATATAGTAATTGTAGTTACCTTTCGCAGATAGTAACGTTTGACGAGAATACCACTTTATTTCTGCATCTTGAATTAATCTATCTTCTTCTGACATAATTCTCAGCATTAGCTCTTGGTTAAAGGTATCAATCTTTCCTAGTTTAAGGGCTTTATTATATTGTTTATTGACATAATCATAATCAAATCTATCAACCCAACTTCCTCTAAATTCCTCTCTACTACAAGGAAATTTTTCACAAACAGGGAACACATTTACAGCCCATGCACCTGACTCAACTGCTTTGTATAATGGATCTCTTGCATTAAAGGGTGTGCCGTTCCATATTATTCTTCTTCTTTTAGGATGCAAGGCATAATCTATAGCATTGTATACCGTATTTTCAATATTCTGTATTACCGTAGGAGATTTAGCATCTAAGTCACTTATTAAGTCATCCAGTAAAGCTATAACAGGTCTACTATTGTTTTCCCTTGTACCCCTAACTCCTGTTTTAGCGCCATGCCCTGTAACAACAAGCTTAGTACCATTCTCTCTATGAAATTCCCACGTAGTGTCAGTGAACCGTATATGCGTTATATACTTTTTTAAGAAATCAGAGTTTTCATATCTTAACTCTAAACTCTTACGCATTTTCTTAACACCGTTATCCATACTATCGGATACATACAGCATATACGGCACTTTACCAAATCCTTCCAGTACACCAAACACCGCAATATATAATATCAGGTACTCAAATAATGTGGTCTTGGCTAATCCTCGATGACACAAATTAATAATATCTTTTGCTGCAACATTTACATATTTATCTGCCATTCTGTAATGCACAACAGGTGTTACGTTTTCTGTTCTTCCTCCTTCAACTAACTTAATTAAATTAACAAACTTCAAAGAGAAATCACTAGGAATATACGTATTATCTATTTCGTAATTTACTTCATTTAAGTATTCTTCTACAGTTTTAGCAGTATTCTCTTCTTCATCTGTATATGCTGCAATATCAGTCGTCATCGACTTCCCCTGTATCATTATCAATGACCAATTTAGATTTTGCTACATCATCTGCAGTCATTAACTTATTCTGCAACATTTCTTTCTGCTGCAATACTAACGCTCTAGTTGTTGCCTCTAAATCTTTAATAATATCTGTAGAACGTGTACCAATATTAATATCTACACTTGTAACTTCCGGTGGCTTAAGCTGAACCAATAAACTATCTGCTGCATCTTGCTGTACTTTCTCACTTTTAGCAGTACGCATTAACGACACATTTTTCATAATAGCCTCCTGATAATACTGCATATTAAGTACATGCACAGGCATTATTGTTTGCCCCATTATCATTTGAACCAATTTACCTCGATTATACGAACTTACATAACTGGATATTTCTTTATCAGTATAACCATCCTTAACCATACTAGCGTATCTTTCCGGTTGTGCTACGATATACGCTTCTTTATTGGTTTTATTCAACATCTTGGCGCTAACATACTTAACTGCAGCTAAATAATCTGTCAGCTTAAATCTACCATCTTGCAGCACAGTAGCAAATCCAACAATATTCTCCGCATAATGTTCTGCAAACATTGGATCAACACTTACACTATTAATTGCATCTACAATTTCATCTCCAACACTATTCTTCAACCGCTTAGGCAGCATTGCTATAAACGCTTCTTTAGTTACCGCTACATCAGTCATCATTCATTCCTTCTTCTTCACTAATCCAAGTTTCTCTTACTTTACTCGCAGGACAAGTAGAATACCCGATATACAAAAAATACACCCTTGGTGCTATCTGTTCTACTAATATCAAATCTCTATCTTTTAACTCTTTCTTTCTTCTAGCCAATACTACCTTACTTATATCCAACGCTTTCATTATATACTTATCACTAAAGTTCTGCCCATTTCTTAAACCAAGCATATAACCATACAATACTTTAGCTCCATCACTTAAGTTTCTATCTACAAAAACTCTCTTATCTACTCTAGTAAACTGACTAGACGGATATAGTCCTCTTATAATCATATCTTTACTCTCACAGTCCAAAATACTAAATATACTCTTATTTATCCTCTATTAATACTGTACATATATACAGTGTGAGGTGTCATATATGATACCTGACATAAGGTATACTTTTTGAACCCCTATAAAAACGATACCCTATATAATACTAACTACACCATCCAAGGATACTGTCACAAGTTGCGCCCATCCGAAGGCTGAGGCTTACTTGTTTCCTTAAACCCAAAAACCCCAGCTCACTCTAGTCGTGATCCAATAAATTAAGGCTGTATTCTTCTTCCTGTGCTCTTTTTAGTAGATAGACTACTGTTGGTTCATATATTAATTAAAAAGCTCTTAGAGAGCTTATACGTAGCTTGTAGTAAATTCATACTTTGGATTTTTGAAATATTGTAATGTAGGTAGAGGTGCAGCTTCTGTCTCCAAATACAGTAATTTCGAAATACCCCCCCGGTCACTTTCTATTTTTCAAATTCTGATAACACCACCCCTTATGTCATTGGCAATCATGCCTCATATATTTAATGGAGAAATACTATGTCTATATTCAAATCAGTAAGCTCAGTTGTAAACAAACTAGGCAATACTATAGAAAAGTCTCTAGATTTCGTAGATACCAGCGTTTCAGCCCTAAATGAAGTGGCTAAAGCAGGTGAATTCGAAGCAAAAACTCTTTGTAAATCAAGCGAGTACGAGTACGAACAGAGTATGATCAAACTTGATTCACTTAAAGAATCTTCAAAAACCCTCTTATGAGGGTTATTTTTCTTTATAACACCTTATACACAACACCTTACACCTTAAGACAGAGTGCTAGAGCAGTGTTTCCTTCTACACAAACCCTTTCCTTACCCTTCATTCCGCTTTCCCTTTTGTCAATGGTGATCAATTCCGATTGCTATTTTATTAATTAATTTGGAGAAATATATGTCAATTTCAATTAAAGAAAGAGTTAAAGCTAATGATTCTGACTTCGCTAAAGCGGAGGCATTTGCGAATGGTGACTTAGTTGCCGTTAATAGCAAAGGTGAAGAAGTTCGTTTGCGCTTAGCAAAGGGATTAGCTTTAAGATCTGATCAGTCTAGTAATACTAAGGCTTGGTTGGATCATGCAAAGGCTAATCCTGACCATGAGTATACCTTAAAGGTCAAAGTCAACTTTAATGTTGATGGTTCTGCGGATTTGGAAGATTTAACCTTCTAAACCAAAACAACTCTAGTTCTTCGGAGCTAGAGTTTTATTTTAATAAAGACAGATTGGAGAAAGAATATGGTAGAAATTATATGTGAAACGCTGGTAGAAGCGATGGAACATGTTGGTAGAGATCAATGCCAGCAAATAAAGAGAGTAAATAATAACTGGATAATGACATTGTATTATCCAGAAATGTAGAGAGGTTATCCTCTCTTTTTTTATGAGGGAGACAGATTATGTATAAACATTTAAAAGATAGGCATTTAGATGTACGTAGATACAGAGGAGTCGTTGTTACAGATGAAGTAGTAACATTTCCTTTATGGAATTTAGTAGGACAAATGGTTGGTTATCAGCAGTACAGACCAAAAGGAGATAAGCAAGAAAGACGTAATCCAAAGCTAGGTAAGTACTTCACGTATTTGCCTAAAAATAATCATGTGACAGCATGGGGATTAGATGTATTAAATTTAGAAGATCGTAGAGTGTATTTACTGGAAGGTGTATTTAAAGCCTGTAGATTTCATAACTATGGACTAAATGCTTTAGCTGTATTGGGTAATAATCCAAAACATTTAAGCGAGTGGTTAAGGAGTTTAGGGTATCACGTACATGCAGTATGTGATGGTGATACGGCTGGACGCAAATTAGGATATTTTGCTAATACTTGTACGTATTTACCGGAAGGTATGTATGTAGATGATATGAGCGTAGATGAGTTTAATCAATTACTTGGAGAAGTGACATGTTAAAAGAATTAACCCAAATAATAGAAGAAGATTTACTTCCTGCTTCTGTAAAGAAAGAAGTAATTAGTAATATTGATAAGATAGGTAATTTTACTGAATTAGAGACAGATATATTAGTTACTTTATTAATTAAAGATAAGAGTGTGTCTATTCAACAACTATTTGGTCTACGTAAGATAGAACAAGTAAGTGCAGTAATAGAAGCGTTGGAATCACTGGAACAACAAGAAATAATAGATATAAGAATAGTGTCTGAGAAAACTGTATTTATAGATTGTAAGTATGGTTTAGAAGGAGCTATTAAGGAGAAAGTAGATAATGCTATTTATCCTAAACCTTTGATTATTAAGCCTAAAAATATTAGTAGTGTTAAAGCTAAGATTGGTTTAAGTAGTGATAAAGAAAGCATATTTACTAGAGGACATGATCCTTTTAGAAGGAAAACTGTACCTTTAAATGTAATTAATATCTTACAACAGACAGCCTTTACACTAGATGAAGTAGTGTGTAGTACGCCTGAAAGAAATAAGAAGTTATTTACTAAGAAACAGATTGCTGCAGAGGAACAGCATAATGAAGAAACCAAGAAAGTTGTAGATTACCTTATGGAAAACGGTAATGAGTTCTACTTTAAATGGAAATATTGTCATAGAGGAAGAATGTATCCTAGTGGTTATCACATTAACCCTCAAGGTACTGAGTACAAGAAAGCAATGTTAAATCTTAAATAATTGGAGAAGTGTCATGCAATCAATAGAACAGTATACAAACCAGCAGTATATCGAAATATGTTTAGCAAATACGGTTAGAGGTATGGATAGAAAGACTTGGACTAAACGTCTAGGTCTAGCGTATGAAATACTAAATAAAGATTGCTCTGTAGCTGAGCTGTTAGCAGAGTATGACGTAAAAGAACCAATCATGTTTAGAAAGATTTATTCATATATTAAATCCAATAAACCTGTAGGTGAGTTTACTGGATCGTTGGATTTCACAGCTAGTGGTTTGCAGTTATTAGCAATTGGTACAGGATGTATTAAAACAGCCGAGAGAACCAATTTAATCTTCACCAATAACCGTGAAGATGCGTATGAGTATGCTGCAAAAGAAATGACGGAGACACTAGGAGAAGAGGTCACAAGGGATATTATTAAAAATCCTTTAATGACTACGTTCTACGGCAGTACTCAAAAGCCTTTAGAGTTGTTAGGTCAAGAGGCAATGCCTGCTTATCAAGACTTACTAGAGAATAGCTTCACAGGAGCGTATTTAGGCTTCCAGTTAATTCAACAGTGTTGGAATAAAGAAACCACTAGTCATGAGTTCTATATGCCTGATGGTTTCCATGTAGTACTTCCGGTAACGGAAGTGAAGACAGTGGAAATAGAGTATGAGAAGTGGGGCGTTAAGATTCCATATTCTTACTCTGTAGAAACCAAGCAAGATAAAGGTATTAGTCTTGCTGCTAATGTAGTTCAAGCTATGGATGGCTATGTATGCAGGGAAATAATACGAGAATTGCATGAAGATGGTGTTCCAGTATGGCCTATTCATGACTGTTTCATGGTTAAGATAAAGCACATGGAGCATTTAAGACTAGTGGCTAGAAAAGTACTAGCAAAAGTATGTAAGCAGAATCTGCTAGTAGATATATTAAGTCAATTAACAGGAGAAGATCAGGACTTTGAGAAAGTAGATTTAAGCCAATCAATAGAAATGGCTGAATACATATTATCTTAAATTACCCAGTCTTTACCCTTTACCTAAAGCGCATGTACAAATAGTAAAATATTTGTATGTGTGTCTTTTTTTCTATAGATTTATAGAAAGTAGTAAACCTGAAAGACTAAAATGACGTTTTTTATAATCCAGACGGCATACAGACTATAGACTAACTACTGTTTTTTCTCTTCTTTTTTCCTGTTTTTAAATAACAAATATAAAGGTATAAAATCATGAAAGAAAAACCAAATACTAACCTATTAGGTAAAGGCGTTCAGACATTAAGAAGTAATGAAGCTCTCTCTTCCGGTCATATCTTTAATCAAAAAGAAAAAGACAGACAAAGAGAAATTCTACGTCAACAAACTGAAGAGTTTTATAGGAGAAAACAATGATTACTCTTAGTAAAAATAAAGTAAATACACAATTTAAAGAACTAAATAAAAAGAAACTTATTACCGTTTTAGGTGAATTAGACAGTACAGGACACGTGGTAGATACGTATGAAATACCTACTGCTTGGCTTACTAGTGAAACAAATATGTCTGTTAAAGTAGATAGACAGATATTTACAAAGGTGTGATATGAAAAAATTAACTCTAGTCTTAGAAATGGAAATTGAAACAACACCTGTTGCTAAGGCTAGAGCTAGACACCGGGTAGTGAATACTAAAGCCGGGGGATCATTTGTAAGTACCTATACTCCTACTAAGACGAGAGATTTTGAAGCATTGGTTCATCGCTGCGCTAAAGATGCTATGAAAGCCAATGCGCCAGCAACAGAACCAATTTGTTTAAATATCTTATTTACTTTCGCTGCTCCAACTAGTTTTCCTGCTTATATAAAAGAATGGATAAAAGCATCAATTATAGGACACACAAAGAAACCAGACTTAGATAACTTAGTAAAAGCTATTAAAGACGGGTTAAATAAGGTGGCTTGGGTTGATGATAGTCAAGTTATACGGATGGAAGTAGAAAAACATTACGGTGAAAAAGACTTAATACAAGTAGAAGTATTCACTGTAGATAAGTTGTCATATGTAGGGCAAACCAAACAAATAATGGAAAGCTTACTCGCTAAACTTTAGGAATTACGCTATGAGTCATGAATTAGCGATAGACCTCTTATTAGAGGAAATTTATATAATTACGTTGCGGCTAGAAGTTATAGATGCACGACTAGAAAAAGCTACAACATGTGAAAATGTAGAAGACAGAGCATACAGAGAGATAGCTTGTATGAACCAACAAGCAAGATGCTTTGATCGTATCAATACCTTAACAGAGAGTATACATGCTCTAAGGAAATGTGATGTTTAGAGGGTATGTATATAGAACTCCTTTAGTTAAAACAGCGTCTACGCCTCTTAGATTTGCAGATATTACTTTATATACTGCTGAGGAATTTAATGAACTAACAGATAAGCAGAAGGCCAGAATAGTAAAAATACAAGCTGCAGATAAAGGCGTTCTTGAAACAATATTTGGGAAAGAATCGTGCACAACTTAGAAACAATTTGTGTTTTTCTTCTTCTTTTTTGCTTCGCATTTTTAGCAGGTGCAACACTTTATCAAGATGCAGAGTATAAACGTCAACTTATTGCTGCTATTAAAGATAAAGGTAATAGTGAACCTAACGAAGTGCTAGATCCTATTTTAGACAAACTAATCAAGAAGGAAGAATAGTATGAGTGACTATACTAGTGTCCAGATTAAACGAGTACTGAATAACTTAACGCCTACTGATCAAATTACTTTAATAATGGCGAGCCAAAAAGTTAAAACAAAAACTTTAAACATCAGCACAGCTCAAGCCGAGGCTATTTATGAAATCCTTACCAACAAAGAAAGATGCCAAGATAATCCTTGAAATACTATATGCAATAGACGGTATAGTGTTTTCCTCTGTCCAAGAAGCCTGCAAACATTACAAAATAGATCCTTCTACGTTCTATAAACGTCTAGCTAGAGGTATGAATACTTACGCAGCAATGACCACTACACCTGAAAAAGCAATTAAAAAGCGGTGGTCAGCAGAAGAGATAAATTATCTTAAAACCATGGCAGTACATAAGACAGCTAAGCAAATAGCTTATTTCTTAGAACGTAGTCCTAAGAGTGTAGAACGCAAAGCACAGAATTTAAACATCTCTCTTGCTCCGCGCAAAGTAGAGTGGACAGATTTAAATCCAACGCAACGTATGTTCTTAGTGGACTTAATAGATTGTGGTCATAGTTTATCCACTATTAAACAGAATCTATACCCTATGTTCACAATAGAATACTTACAGAAGCAGTATAACAAAACTATGAATGAGGCAATGAATAATGTACGCAATACGTTCTAACGGTTTATGGGTTATTAGATACCTTAACGCTAATGGCGAAGTTAATGAAGTTGCTGGTAAAGATTTAGTAGCAACAGTAGCTCTTTTATTTAGAAGTTATAACTATGTCTGAACAGTCTTTATATAAGAACCTACAACACTTAGTAGTTAAAGCTAAACATGAAGAGTTGCTTAGAATATGTAGCAAACACACTAATGTCCTTAACTACTATAAACACTTAGCTGAAACAAATAAGAATACAAAGAAACATATTAATAAGATAGCTGCAGAAGTTAAATGTAGATTACGTCAATGCTCTGTTATTTATTTACTATTTACCGTAGACGGTGAACACACTACTACTGCTAAACAAGCTAAAGCAGAAAGATTAATGGATCAAGGATATGACCTAGTAGGTACGTATACTTATCCTTTTTCTGCACAAGATTGTAAAGATGATATTGCTTGTTTCCTTTCTTAAAATTTACAGGAGTTTTTATGGATTACGATTTGATGCTTGCGCTTATTGAAGCCAAGAAAAACAATAAGCCTATTTACTATAGAAAAAAGGGTTCAAACAACTGGATACGTTTACCTGTGGAGGAATCTTTTGATTTTATTCATATGGATTACTCAATGGAACCAGTTATTCCTAAACTGCTGTATGTGAATATCTACTCCGATGGAGAAATATACGCACACACTTCTGAAGAGAATGCTGCAATAAACGCAGACATTACTACAAACGCAGTGTATTCAGAAGAATATATAGCTTTGCGTACAGTACAGCCGTTAATTGAACACCTTGTTACTGATCCGGTTATGTTACCGTGTCATATAGATGCTGCGCTAAATGTAGTGCTAGGAGCTATTCGTGGGTAGTATAAATATTCGTGATGCTGTAATGGACTCTCTAGTTTATCTAGAAAATACAAATACATTGGATGAAATAGTAGCAGAGCAGGTTACTGAACTAATTAAAGAAACTATACGTGAATCCTTGAAATCGTATAATCCAGTAGGTAGTGCGATACAGGATTCTATTAAAGAAGCTATGAATAGTAGTGCAGCTAGTTTAGATTTACCTAGCTATAACGTGTATATAGCTCAACTGGTTAATGATTGCTTTACCGACACTTTGCAAAAAGAAGGAAAAGAACACCTTCAACAACTGATTGCTAATACTGTTGGTAATGTACCTGTCAGTTCTACTTTTACTTCCTTACTTGAAGAAATACAAACAAAAATGGAAACTTTTGCAGGAGGAGAAATAAAAGAAGAAACAAATGAAGATGCGTCAGCAATCTATTTAACTATTCCTGATGAGTACAATGAATCAATTAAAGTTAGTCTTTTTAACTTTAGTACAGAGAATAAAAACCATTACCGTATTTGCTATATAAGTACTAATAGAGATGTGATTACAGGTTTTACTGCAAATAGAGTTTCTACCTATCGCTCAGAATTAGTTAATCGCCTTTACGCTTATTATGCTAAAGGTACGCTCTTTGAGAAAGACCACAACGTACAGGGGAGCCTACCATGAATATGAGTATAGATGACATGATCATCGTATTGGAAGCCTATAAATTAGGTAGACCGATACAAAAAAGAGCACCTAGTATTTCTGAATGGACGAACGTGCTTGAAAATTATGAGGAAGAGTTTGACTTTCAGTACTACGAGTATCGTGTGAAACCTGAACCACGTTACGAGGTTAGGACTATTGCCGATAAACAGTACGTAGACATTCAAGCTTTGAGGGACGTACTTCCTTTGATAGCAGTAGTAGGTTTACCTTCAGAACATGTTTTTAAACATATTAAGGAGGCAATAGACAGTGCTAACTCTGAAACAGATTAATGATCACATGACTCGCCCTAAATCTAGGCTGTTGGCTTCAGATGGTTGGGGTGATACATCATTAGATATAAGCCATAGTAATACCAATACATTTTACACAGGCGAAGTTGAATCCTTATTTGAATTAAGGGTAACAACTAGGTTAATAACACCAGCACCTTATGATCATAGAGTCAGTAAGTATGCTGCCGAGGCTATCCATAAGCATTTATTTCATGATTTAGAAGAAAGACTCCTTATAGTCAGACATAGAATGAACTTCTGTACTAAAGACGAAGCCATGCAATTATTGGATCAATTAATTAATGATATAAAAGGATAAACCGTAATGGCGAATCTTTACTATTACCGATGGAAAGTAGAACTTTATGTAACAGGTTCTGCTCATAAGCGTATTTATACAGGTTCTGTCCAAGCAGGACGAAAATTCACAAAAGAAGAAGTCTTCGATTTAGTTAAAGAAATGCATCATGGACTACTTGATGCAGCAACTCTACTAGAAGTAACCCAAGTAAATAAGGCTTCTTAAACTAATCTCGCTGGCCTGCGGATAGGTGATGGTGCTGACCTAGCTTTGCCAAAAGCTGAAGAGTAGACCCGTCAAAATTACCCTGACGTTAAGACTGATGAAAACGTATTCGTACCTTTCATCGAGGCTAGGTGTGGGAACCTAGCTACCTATTGAGCCATACAGCCCGAATCCCAATTTGGTTAAGACTGTATGGCAATAGTCCGTTGGAAAATAAAAAGTCAGTAAAGTTGCGTTCTAGTAGTGCGGTAATACTTTGCTGATGCCGTAAGGCATATACTAGATAAGGGCGCTCTTACATATCTGAGCCAAAGACGGCAATCAGGGTGCAAAGCCCTGTCCCTTTCTAGAGGTAGTTAGATAAGAGGAGACTACTGTGGCTACTACAGTCATAGAGATTGTTGCTCATTTGAGTGATTCTTAGTTTCCCGCCTCATTTTATGTAGGTCTCTGGTGAGAGTATTAAATTCAATTCCAGTCGCCTACACCCTATTTTTCTTCCTTTTTTCCTTTCTTATACGGAGGTACACAATGCGTACAACTTCTCACTTATTACAACCTTCATCTACTACAACAGACGCGCTTATTGCAGAAGCACAGCTTATTGCAGTAAATGATAGATTTTTCTATCAATGTTTGGGTGTAGAGGAAGCTAGAGAACAAAACGCCCTTCTTTTAGAAGAAGAAGTAAATATAGCGGTAAGAAAATGCGCAGACTTGCGTAAATACTCACCTATTTTAAAAAGAAACATAGATTTATTCACTCAACAATTAAATCTACATTATGAATTATTAACTTATATCCCTAAAGAGGAAAAACCAATGCCTACTATTACACTTACTAACCACGAAGAAACTTCACCTTTATCTACTGTACTTATTTGTGCAGGAAAACGCCTAGACGCTATGTCTGAAGGGGATATAGTGAATACTATTAACGATTATCAAAACCAAATAGACAAACTGAAAACAGTTAAAGTTAAATCAACAAAAATACAAAAATCTATCACTACTTTGCAAGCTCAACTTACAGAATTAGTTGCTGCTTACGATGCAATGTAGTTATTTTTTTTTTAATTGGGGAAAATCATGTCAGAATTTAAATCCTTTAAACAAGCAGTAGATGCACAGTTAGTTTTAATGTCCAAAGATACATTATTTACTACAGACGTAAGTAAAGATGAAATTTGGGATACTTACTTAAGTTCTTTTCCTGAAGGTACTAATCCTACCTTCAGAGAACGTACTGAGCATGATTGTACATGCTGTAAGCAGTTTAGCTGTACTTGAGCAAATTGAAAACAAAGAACTACTTAATTCTTCGGCTGACGATATTAAAAAACGTCTTGCAGAATTAGATTAATACTTTATTTTCTTACAGAGGAGTGCGTTCTAGTGGCTAAATACATTATATGGAGTGATCACATTGCAGGTGTTACTACTTACGAAGAATTAGTTAAGTTAGAACAGCACACTTCTGTGTCTAGTGTGGTAAGTACAGATGATATAGAGCAATTAATTAATGCTATTCTTAACGAAACTGATCACTTATTGTATTTTAAGGAAATAGATGAGTAAGTATAAACACTATTATTCTGAAGAAGAAGAAGCCGTAATTAAACAGTATGCAGGTAAAAAAACTGCTGCTGAAATAGGTTTAATGATCGGAAGGACACGCCACAGTGTCCTTAACTGGGCTTGCAAAAACAACGTAAGCCTGCGTCAAGTAGGCCAGTACCATTGTAAAGCCAAGCTGTCTGATATGCAGGCCCAAATGGTAACAATACTTGCCGATGCAGGTTATACGGATACAGAAATAAACAAAGCATGTTTTCAGCATGTTAGCAGAGGCTGTATTAGTAACATCATGTCTGGTTCAAACAGACAAGTGTATGTAAACAAGTAGACGTTTTGTCGGAGTAGAACTATATGAAATTTTTATCTTCTAGTGATGTGCAGGGTAAATTTACAAGATTTGGAAAGCTGCTTTATTGCAGAACACCCTATTCAAATTTCAATTATGGTCAAGGTGTAGCTAACAAAATCGCATGGCGTTTTTACTGGATTACACCAAACAACACTAAATAATGTCGAACAAGAAGGAGTTAGGGAATGGCTGATATAACAATGTGCGTAAATAGCGTTTGTCATGCTCGAAGTTACTGCTACAGGCAGCAAGCAAAGCCACACCCAACACGACAAAGCATGGCTGACTTTACGCCAAAAAATAACGTATTTGGTGAAGGCTTTGAGTGTGATAATTTTTACTCGATGCAAGAAAACTGGTTTAAAGAACAAGATGCTAAAACTAAATAATGTCGGAGTAACTAAATATGGATTTCAATCAAGCATACGAAAAAATCAGCAATCTTGAGAAGAAGGTTGCACAACTTGAAGCCGAAAAACTAGAACTACAAAGCGATGTAACAACCAAGATTATTTACAACCAAAAACTTAGGGATGAATTTCTTACTCAAGAAAAAGACATACTGAAAAAGATAGAAGTTCAGGCAAACCAAACAGGCAACAAAGGTTTATTTATGCGCATACGTTGGCTGTTTTTTGGATTTGATGGTAAGCCATTTATTACACTATACCGCTAATTTGTCGCTAAGGAGTGACTTGGAAATGAAAAAACAAACGATTAGATGGATTATAAATAACAGTGGCACTAAACCAAAACGGCATACCCACTATCTAATAAAGACTAACTGGCGCAAAGCGGTGGCGTACTGGGAAAAAGATGAGGATGGTAATTTTCACTGGAT